AGCAAACCAAATAAGGTTATGGTGTCAAAGACAAGGAGCGGTGTGGCACAGAAGACTGTTACAAATAATAAGGTAACTACCAAACGTGTTGAGCCAAAAAGAAATTATCACAAGTATAACGTAAGTAGAGGGGGTCCTGCAAAAACAACAACAACTAAACCATCGGTTAGGTCAACAAAACAAACACACAACAGAGGCACGAGAACATTTTCCAAGCCTACGTCAAATAGGAGTCTCAGTCCAAAAGTTGGAATTCAAAAGGGAAGGAGGTAGACTGTCACTATTAAAGAAACTTAAATGATTAAGTTAAAAGACATATCCACTCACATCTCAATCCATAAAGAAAATTAAGAAATGATTAAATTAAAAGAAGCTGCTCTCGAGTCTTTAAAACAAATGAGATTAATATGAATGAACCTATTGAATTCCACCTAGATATAGCCATACAAGAATGTATTGTTGAATTTGAAGAAGAAATTGAATTATATAAAACGTATGGAGGTAGTTAAATTATGAAAAAATGACAAAGAGAGATATTACAACAATTATTGACATAGCAAAGGTTGGTAGAAATGAGGCCTATCAATTGTACATCCATGGAGTAATCAGCAGGGAAGAGATGTATGATTATCTACATGAACGGATGATGTGGCTACTTCAAGAATCAGAAAATGAAAGAAGGTATAAATAAAGATCTAGGACATTTTATATTAAGACAAGAGGATTATAGCAGCACCGTTAATTGGTTATCAAACCACAGACATAAATTCCTGTGTAATGTTTATGACAGGGTTAAATATGCTGTTGAAAATAATAAAGAAAAAGTTAAGTTATATGATTTTACCTCTAGAGGCAAAGTGCTAAAAAGATATAACATTAAAACAGATGAAATATTAAATGGGAACTATATTACAAATACAATGTTATCCTATTTTGAAAGAGAAGAACATTATGATAAATGTTCAAATATAGTTAAGTGGTTAAATAAAAATAAAAATGAGTAAAAAGATTTGGTTAATAGATATTGACGGTACTGTTTGCGAGGACATACCTAATGAAACACCTGAATTATTTGAAACAGCTGGGGTTTATCCAGATGCACTAATTCAAGTTAATAAATGGTACGACAACGGGGACACGGTTTACTTTTTTACAGCGCGCTTAGAAGAGCACAGAAAAGCTACTGAAAAGTGGATGAAAGATAACGGATTTAAGTACCATGGAATATTATTTAATAAACCGCGCATCAAAAATGGTCAAACATATCATTGGGTAGATAATCGCCCTGTTAAAGCAACTCAATATATTGGTACGTTTGGAGATATGGTTAAAGAGACAAAGGAAATAGAAGTATTTAAAAAATAAAAAGTTGAGTAATAAGGAACAAGTTGAGCACCCCAATCACTACAACAGGGGCAAAATTGAAATGTGGGATTACGCTTACGAACACGATTTAAATTTCTTCGAAGGAAATATAGTAAAGTACGTTACAAGATGGAGAGATAAAAACGGGTTACAAGATTTGCAAAAAGCGAAGACCTATCTAAATAAATTAATCGAGCTCGAAGAAAATAAAAATTCAACTAGTTAATTAGTTGGAAGTCTGGTAATTAATTCGTATCTTTATTATATAAGAAGAAAGATAAAGATATGACAGTTTTAGAAGCAATAGTACAGGAAATGGATAGGTTGGGATCAGATAGTGCAACCGGTATTAATGTATGTGAGTTAATAGATCGACATGATATTGATGTATTACCCCAAGTAGCAGGATTAGTTAATTCATGGAAAGGTCAACAAGATAAATAAAAATTAACAATTAAAAAATAATAATAAAATGGAAAAAAAAGAATATTTTAAATTAATCAGAGAGGTCATGAAAACAGTCCGCCGAAAAGGGCTTTCCTATATACGAGTATTTAGTGAACCTAGAAAAAAAACAGGTTACAGGACTAAAGTATATATGGCGACTTCAGAGCTCTGCAGAGCCCTCAAAATGGCCGAGCACATTAAAACAGTAGCGCCGTACGGGCTTACCGTTGAGGTAATAGAAGGATTCAGTATGTGGAATGCATTTGGTGATGGTGGTGTTGGATACAGTGTTGTATTGAGACCTATTAATAAGGTGATTAGTGAATAGTCCACAAGAGCGGGATTTGTATAAGAATCAAAACATCCTTAAAATAAACATTGGAGATATAATGCTACATGATGGGTATCCTATTGACAAAGATAATGAGTTGGTTAAAGTAAGGATAGATGGTTTTATTGAAGACACTAATTCGATTAAATGCTCATTCTTTGATGAACACTTCACTAACCATGTTACAACTAAAGATGAATTATATCAAATTAAATAATATGACAATACCAGAAAAATGGTTTAATAAAACGACTGTACATCAAGGTAGCGGTTTTGTTAAGGTACGGGATATTCATGAAAGACTTATTTACAGCGACGCGCGCATCAGAATCAATAAATGGTACGTGATGCTAAGTAAAAGTATATTGATGACAAAAGAAAATATATTAGAAGCAGATAATATATGGTTATATTTTAAAAAGATTAAACAGCAGACAAAACAAACATAGTGTGACCAACCGCAGTCGGATCACCCAACATATGTCTTGTCACACACAACAGCAAACGGATGAAAAAAATAGGCAGTCTCCCACAACTCAAACACCTTGCAACACAAATGACGCACGCGACAAAAATGTACGAACTGCAAACTAGGTTTAGGAGTTGGGTGGTAAACAATCCTTCAGCAGCCTGCTTTCAAGGGGATGAAGATCAGATAGAAGAGTGGTTGGTGAGAACAGTACAAAATGAATATCCACATCCACTTACACAGTCGGATATGAAACGGGCAAATACCTTATGGAAACAATATAAATAATATGTGGACGGCAGACAGTAATAAAGAAAATGAAGAGCAATATGACGTGATACTAGCGTGGTTACCTAAATCAACTAGAGAGGATATTCTTGAAAGAGCCGACTTACATATTTGGTGGCAAGAGAATGAGGAGGAACGGGAATTAGATGACAAAACAAAAGCGTTAATAAAACACACGTACGTACTTGCTTCGTCACAAGCACTGGGAGATAGAATAGATTGGGATGAGTGAGAGGGGTTAACAGGAAATATTACCACATGACTACCGATGAAGAAAACGCACTGGTAAAGAAAGTACTTGACGGAGACAAGGAAGCGTTCACACCTTTATTTTACAAGTACAAACCTATATTCTTTAGTAACTTAAAAAAGAAGTACGACAGTTTTTACAGCGTGGATGAAATAGAGGATATGTCGTTGAGGTTCTTGGGGAAAATGTCAGGTAAGCTTCATCAGTACGATCCTGAAAGGGCTCAGTTAGGGACTTGGATAACACGCTCCATGGATAACTTTTTCATTGACTGTTACAAGGAGAAAATGCGGGAAAAAAAGAAAGGGATATCGTCACTGGATGCGATTCCTAATATATATCACGGTGCACAATCTGACAGTACGGAAGTGTACTTGAAAAGGAAAAGACAAAGAAAGTCAATTAACGATATGGTAAGTAAATTGACTGAAGAAGATAAAATTATTTACGAAGAAGTATTTGTAAAGGAACGACCAGCAATCACAGTCGCAAAGGAACTGGGCGTAAAGAGAAGTACATTTGATTACAGGGTACAGAGATTTAGAAGACGCGCGGCAGAACTTATAAAGAGAAATGAAAATTAAAAAAGAAGAAAAGATGGAAAAAGAAATCAAGAACCGCACAATGGGCGAACTAAGACAAACTAAAGAATATTACACACATCCAGTGTCGTACGTAAAGGCAAAGCAGGAGAATGCAATTGTTAGATTCCGCAGTAAGAGTGAACTAGAAGAATTTATCTTTCGGGCAGTAAAGAAAGTGTTACGAGTAGGTAAGTATAAAGCTTTACCTGGATTACAGAATGACGTTAAAGAGTACGTTAACAGGTGGTACGAGATGTAAAAGTAAGTGAATACCTTTCGATTCAAGTTCTTTTTTACAGAATAGAGTGGTAAGAGGGAGGGAGGGAGTGTTTGTACGGAAATACCCCAAGTTTAACGAGATGTACAGAAAAACCATTTATTTATATAGTCAGTTCAGTGAAAAGAGGGGGAGTGTGTGATGGGGATGGACGGGAGATCATACAGGCCCGCGCAATATACCAACTTTTTCTTCTATAGACCACACTAATACCTTTAAGCAAACCATGTTATCATACGCTCTCCGTACGTATCCCCTTACAATAGAATACCTTATAAGGACTAGTAAAAGGAATTAGGGAGAGAGGGTCTTTTTAAAGCTAAATACATCAGGGATTAGTTGGAATTGTGAATTAATGTTCGTATCTTTAGCTATTCAATGTATTCGTTACTCTTTTAACGATGATGGGTTACATATATAGAAGTTATTATATTTAACACTCTCCTATATATAATCTGAAGAATGCCCGTGATATTCCATGTTCCTCGAATTACCTCAACACCGAATAGCGTTAATGATCAATGGTTTTATATAGGCCCATGGTTACAGTGACAAGGTTTTAAAATGCTTAGGTGAATGTGTATAAAAAAGAATAGTCTTAGCTAACTCCTTACAATAGAACTACTTTAAAAGGCTGGAATGTAAAAAGAGCCCATAATATTGTTTTTACAGAATATCATGAGCTCTTATTGAATGTAACTTATTGTGTGTTTTTAGCGTAACTTATCTTCTCACTAACGTTCGAAGAGTTTAATTGTTTAAAATACTTATTAACTATATTTTTAAAACATATATCAATAATATATTATATACTATATAATTATAAAAATAAAATTGGTAAACACTGTTTCTCCAAACTTATTTCAAATTAATTTACTTTTTATTAAGGAACAGTTGGAAGTCTGCATTATTCTTCGTATCTTTATTATATAAGGAAAGAGATAATAAAACAACAAACAACAAAAATTATGAATATTGAAAATTTAATCCAATTATTTGCCGAAGCTAAATATGAATCAACAACTTACCCAGGTGACCTATCTGGTAAGACTTATTGGGAAGGAGCTCAAGCAGCTTATCTCAAGATTTTAAATGCAGTGCATCCAGATTGGGGATCAACTAAAAGGGGCAAGGAGGTTTGGATGTGTGGGGCTTCTGATAAAGCTGTATTGATTAACAAAGCATCGTAGAGTAATGACAAATAAAGAAGCTTACGACTTACTGAAAAGATTAGGACACAACTGGGCAAACGAACCGTACAATCCTGATCATCATTATCTTGACGAAGCGATTGAAGCTTACAGAGATATGAAAAGATAAAACATATATAAGGTTGTTCCTAAGTTGGATGATGTACTGTTGGAGCCGGGAACCTTATTTAATACCACCAACAATTGGTCGTTGTTGGAGATTATCAGCGGATGCATCGTTTGGGGTGAGTTGGTAGCACCCCACAAATTGACCAACACATATTATAACAATGTAAGGTGCCCGGTAAGGGTTAAATGCTCGGAGGATAGCTCCAGCCTTATATTGTTTTTATAATTGCCCTTTTTATTGCGGAATAGTTGGTCCTTTGAGGAATAGTTCGTATCTTTATTATATAAGAAGAAAGATAACAATTAAAGCAATGACAAAGAAAAACAACAAACTCAATTTTAAGACGTTTCAGGAAGCGCGCAATCCCAATCAATTATTCAATGACATGACTAACCTAGTAGATATGGTTCGTTCCGGAGTTTCTCCTTCATTGATAATCTCAGGAATGCCGGGCTTAGGTAAAACATTCCTAACACTTCAAAAGCTCAGAAGAGCTGGGTACAAGGAAGGAGTTGATTTCATTCACGTTAAAGGTCGGAGCACGGCAGCAGGAATGTTCATCACTCTATTTGAGAACTCTGATAAATTAATTATATTCGATGATTGCGATTCCGTATTCAAAGATAAAGATGCTATCAATTTACTTAAAGGAGCTCTTGACAGCTACGACAAAAGGACAATTGGATGGTTGGCTGCTAAACCGTTAAAAGATCAAGACGGGCTAGCCTTACCACGCTTCTTTAATTTTACAGGTCGTGTAATTTTTATTACTAACATCGCCGCGGGTGATATTGACAGCGCTATTAAAAGTAGAAGCTTCATTATCGACATCATGCTTAACGCGTCACAGATGCTTAAGAGAATGAAAACATTGCTTCCTCAGATTGAGCCACAAATTGAAGATATAAAAATTAAAAAGGACGCACTAAATGCACTAGCATCAGCTCACAAAAAGTTTGACGGTGTTAACTTAAACTTCAGAAGCTTAATTAAAGCTATAAGGATAAGACAAATGAACTTCAGTAACTGGAGGAAGATGATCACTGAACAAGTAATAGGGTAGTACTATGAGAGTTAGCGTATATGAGTTAGAGGCGGAAGCTAAGAAAGAATTAATAGTCAAACAGTTACAAGCTGTAATTGACAGGTACGAGGAACAGAAAGGTGATTCAGTCTTCTCGTATCTTCGCTGTCCAGTTGAAAGTTATACAACTAAAGGTAAGGTAAAGGGCTTAAAGAAAGCTTTAAAAATAATTAATGAAATACTTTAAGGAATAGTTGGAAGTCCGAGGAATAGTTCGTATCTTTATTATATAAGGAAAGAGATAATAAAAACAGCAATTATGAAAGAAATTAAATGCACATTCGAAGATGGATCCAATTACTTTACTACTGTATTTACAGAAGCACCAGATTCATTAATATCAGATTATTATAATGGTCTTACTATTGTAGTATCAGGAAATCTCAAAACTGTAACTAAAGCAGAAATACAATAATATGGAATATTTAAATGAAGTTAATGTTTTATTACTGTCATGTACAGTAACATTGTTAGTAAGTATTATTGTGGGTCTCATTGCAACAGAGATCGAGAACAAAAAGACTCAAAAAATTTTAAAAAAGGTAGAGAATAAGTTGGAAGTCTGATAAAAAGTTCGTATCTTTATTATATAAGAAATAAATAATAAAACAACAACAATTAAAAAATAAAAATTATGTCAGAGATAAAAGCATTAAACATATTAGAAGTCAAAGAACAAATTCCTAGAGCGTTTCAACCAACGCCAGCTGTATCACGTACTAACAAGTACACAGTATTAAACACTGTCGATGCACTTAAGGAATTACAGAATCAAGGTTGGTTACCTTACGAGGCGTTTCCGCTACGAAAGTTCAATCCGGAAGCTAAACAAGATTACAGCACCCACTGTGTTAAACTAAGACACATTAATTTCTTTCAGTCACCTACTGAAGTGAACGAAACAATTCCTGAGATACTGTTAATCAATTCGTACACAGGAATGAGTTCATTTAAATTACTTGCGGGCCATTTCAGACTAGTATGTGAGAACGGAATGGTAGTTATGGATGACAGTAAAGCGAATACAAAGACTCGAGTAATCCACAGGGGCGATCTAGATGTTAAAACCATCGTAGGAGCAGCTGTTCAAGCAGTTACTGATAGTGTTAAACAAATCGAAACATTTAAACATATAATGCTAACAACTAAGGAGCAAAGAGATCTAGCTAAAAAGGCACTCACGTTAAGGACAAGTGGAAGACAGTTGTCAGGGGGTACCCCAATCATAGGCGATCTATTAAAAGTCAGAAGGCCCGAAGATGAGGGGAACAGTGCTTGGTTAGTATTAAACAGATTACAAGAAGCCATTATAAGAGGTGGTATCAGAGTAAGAGGTAAGAACGGTACAATCAGAACAATGGGTAAGGTCAGATCAGACGAGAGCTCACTCGCACTCAATCAGAAAGTATGGGACTTAGTAGCTCAAACAGTATAATAATAATGTAACTGAATCGTGAGCCCCCGGCAGATTGGACAGAACACACGTCCATAGGGGGTCGTTCAGTAAACATAATATAACAGAATATAGTTGTTGTTTTTCCCACCGCGCAAGCTAGCATCATATCAATATTGATAAGCTAGCTTGTGCTATATCTGTATATATCGAACACAATATAATTAATATAATAATAACATATATAATAAAATGTAATATGACAGGCCAGACCTCGCCCCTTATAATATAAAGATACGAAGAATAATTCAGATAAACAACTAATCGACAGATATAATTTAAAATAATATGGCGGGCATCACAAACAATACAATAACAACAATAACAATTAATAATAATACGGTACAGCAACGTATATATAACACATCAATCACTCCCTGTGCACACATATAATATAACGACTCGATAATAATATAATAATTAAATCGATTCGAATATTATAATATAAATAATATAATCGATATTATATAATCTGTATATAATTTTAAATAAATAATTAAATATAATATATAATATAACTGTATTTGAATTCAATTAAATAATAAAATAATTTTTTTAACGTTAAACTGAATATTTTTAATTAAAAATTATATAAACTGTAAATAATATATTATAAAAACAGATATATAAAATTTATATATAATACAGTACTATAATAAACGCTACATCAGAAAAATAACGGGGGGTGAGAAGTGAATCTGTGTGGTGTGTATGTCCATGTTAGTTTTTTTACCTATAGGCTACTGGTTGTAAATAATACACTAAGTGTAACACCTCCACACCACCTTTACACCCACACACGCTGCGCCCATCACCACACACACACATCCACCTTTTCCTTTTCAAAACATTTCCCCCGAAATCCAAACCTGCAAGGATTCTCAAAAAACAAAAACCGGGCCAACTAACAACCACTGTTTAGCTTATTACTATTATATTGTTCAGATCTGTTATTTTTGCAGCTCCTTACATATTTATATTCGCACACATTTTACAGTGTAAAAAAGTTGGATAATTGCGGTAAAGTTCTTATCTTTATATTACAGTAAAAAGATACAATATGACTAAAAAATTTAACATTAAAGAATGGCAAGATAAAGCATTAAAAGAAAGAACGGTACTAGGCCTAGAAGGTCTAGAGGATGTTAAGGATGCATACTATGGTATATCAGATGAACTTGCCGATATGTCAGCTCATATCGAATCCGTTAGAAACACTCCTGCAGGTATGAAGTGGGAAGAGCAGAAGCTAGGTAAAGGTGGATTTCAGAAAGAAATTAAATTATTCCAAAAAATAGAAAGATTGTTCCATTCAAGTAAATTAGGAAAAGCACTATAGAGTAAAAAGATACAATATGACTAAAAAATTTAACATTAAAGAATGGCAACAGAAACATCTACTTAAAGAACATGCATTAGGAGAACTTCCAAGTGATAAGCTTATGAAGATGAAATGGAATCCATTGAAGGAATCAGATCCTGTTACTGAAGATAAGGGTGGCGATCTAGCCGATAGAGTAATATCAAACTTTAGAAAAGCACTGCGTAGGATGACTGATGATGAGGTATTTACATTCAGGGAAAAAATAGCACTGGCCATTGACGCTAAGTTAAAAGGTTAAAAGAAGAGAAAAAGATTACTATATGAAACAAGAACAAATATTTGGATTAATCAGACACGCTTTAACAATTGTTGGGGGTGCGTTGATAGCTAAAGGATACATTGACAGTGACGGCATTGAAGAGGTTTACGGATCAGTTATGGCACTCGTTGGTGTTGTGTGGTCTTACATTGACAAAAATAAAAAAAGCATAACAACATGAACAACATTAATGACATCAGAAAGAACTGGCACACAATTGTAGAGAGCTTTCGCAACACAGGTACAATTAACGAACTAGAGTTTAAAGACGAAGAAGCTTACAATGCCTATACCGATAAGCATGACGTATCACCTGATACGGAAGTTACTGTAGATGGTGAGAAGATGAAAGCTGGGGATGTAGGCGGTCAACAGGACCGGTCGACTGACAAGGAGAAAGGTCAAGATTTAGATTTTACTTCTTCAGCAGAAAAAGAAACAGGTGGTGAATCCAAGACAGATGTTCAAGGTTTTAAACTAGATAATCTTGAGTACGCGACCAGTGCACAAAAAGCTATAATAGATTTGGAGCTACTACACAACAATTCGGTATATGCTGACGATGCATCAGCTCAAGACTTTGCTGACGAAATGATGAACCTTCATACAGCTGATGATGTATTCGATTATATGAAAAACAGTGGATGGTCTGAGAATGATGCTAAGCAATTTGGAAAACTTTTTGCAAGGACTAAATCAGGTGATAAGAATTGGGTACCACCAACTGCAAGTAGCGGAGATGTAAGTAGTGGAGATGATGGTGACAACGGAGATCCAGAACATTACGAACACATCGAACACGTAGGGGATTTATTCTCACACGGTATGGAGGTAGATCCCTATATCGAAGACCTAATAAACAATCAAGGTATCGACCCTCAAGAATTGGAAAATGACTTTAAAAAATGGTTCAACACGAGCGAGTGGCCACAGGACGAACAAGAGCAAGTCATTGACACTATACAACGGGTGGCGTCAGAACTTGACAGCGATTCCGATAGCGATGAAGATTGGTACGGAGATGACGATCAATTCGATATTAATCCAGACGATTATGCATCTACAACTAGGCTAGGAGATTCCGCAGAGGATTATATCGCATATGATGATGATCAAGAAGCTTATTTTATTGACTCATACGATGAAGATGATTCACAGGTCACAGTAGAGCCAGGAGATACAGTACAATTTAAAAATGTAGATGGTCAAACAGTATACGGAACAGTATCAGATGAAGCTTCTGGTAGAGATGACGATGTATATAGAATTGATGTTGACAGTATTGAAGAATCATTCACGAATCCCTTCGAAAACAAATTACTTAAAGCTACAGTAAGGCAAAAGAAACAATAATATGAAACTAAAAAAATTAATTAACGAACACTTCCTAGGCCAGCTTCCTTCAGAGAAGCTTCAGAAGATGAAGTGGAATCCACTTACTACACAAAAAGAGCCAATTCAAAAGGAACAAGCAGATGACCTCGAAGTGACAGACGATCCTATAACTGAAGTTAATTACGATCACAAGCTCCTCCGTAGAGGACAGGGTCTGGTGAACATGAAGAACATGAAAGCCTTTATTAACGGTAGTCAAGGTATGGCAGCTGATCTGGAAGAGGAAGGTTGGGATAGTGAAGACATTACAGACTTCTTTATCGCATTCGCTCGAAAGTCATTTTAGATATATAAAAAAGATAATTAATATGGCAAGTGCTAAATTCAAAAAATTCGACAAAGTAAAGGTTAAGGATATATCTGATCACACTGCTAAAAAGTACAACGGTAAGAAGGGAGTTATCTCGTCCGATGGGATGAGATATAGCGACGGTTCTTACGGTTACATGGTAAGGCTCAGGGGCAAGGATGTAGAGTTCAAGGAAACTGAATTAACTACCGAAGAGATAACTGAAGGTTCAAAGGATGAGAAACTATATAAAGCTCTTTTAAAGCAAAGAGCAGTAGCTGTAAGAAAAGGCCAAACTACACTAGTTAATTCCTTACACAAACAAATCGAGAAATTAGTTAAAACAATGCGTAAGAATAAATCAATTACCGAAGCAGGTCTTAAATTAGATTATTGTGGTAAGTGTATGCAAATGACAAATCATAAAGATAAGAAATGTCAAAAATGCAAAAAGAAAAATGAATCAGTTAATGAAAATTACAACTTAGGTCTAGGCAAAGAAATTGAGTATGAAAAGGCAATTGGTAAAGTAGTTAGCAAACTTAAAGGTATAGATGCATATGCTAAAACGACTGCAGGGTACGGTAAGACACCAGTTAACTCATCAGCCAATCATATTTACGTTACACAATATGGAAAGGTTGATAACACTAGTAAGCTTAAAAGCATATTAAAGAAAGCAGATCCTAACTTAGATGTTAGTAAATTAAAGAATAACTTCAATGCTAGTGATTCAGCGAGAAGCAAGCACGATCAAGATAATGATATTTGGAAATATAGTATTCCTAAGAAGATGGATTGGCACCAAGCTAAGAAAGCAGGCATATTAAAAACTAAGCCCATCAAGAAAATGTCCCACGATGTTGTAATTGATCTATTAGATATGATGGCACCTTATACTTCAAAACAACATGAACTTGCAGATCAAAAATGGACATCATTAGATAGCTTCATGCAACATGCTTCTGATCTTATAAGTGGTAGTAACTGGAAGAAGTTTCAACAATCAGTTAAAAAGAAATACCCAGTATTAGAATCAGTTAGTGAAGCTACTATTATGACGCGCGCACAAACTATATGGAAAGATCTTAAAAAATACCCAATACAAAAACCAACAAGTGGAATGGCAAACAAAGCAGACTTTGCAGCACTAATACACTTCTCAGGTCAAACATGGGCTAAAAATGTAGCTGGGGGAAAGTGGATTCGGACTGACATAAAAAACCCCAATTTTCCTAATAAAAATCCAAACATAATATCTTCTAACGACCTTGATAAAAAGTTGCGTACGCAGAATAAAGTTCAAATTAAGGAAGGCAAATTAACTAAAGAATCAGTTAATGAAGCTAAGAATAAAATTAAACCTGGAACTGAGATACGCTGGCCTTCCAATCACAAGAACAAGAGTTTGGCAGGACGATCGGGATATGTTGCAAAGATAAAAGGTAGTAATGCATTAATGAACATGCACGATAATAGCAATAATAAAGCTATGTGGATTCCTGTTCCAATTAAAGACTTACCTGAATATAAAAAATCAATTAATGGTGATTTTCCAAAACAATACGCCAAAGCATATGCCAAAGCAACTGGTAATGAATCAGTTAATGAAGCAGAAAGTTCTTCTCAAACAATAAAGTACTTGCATAAGTTATTGCGTAAGAAAGATGCTGATATTACAATTAAGAAGAAGGCCCATGGGCAGATAGTATACGTCAATGGCGAGACATCTTTTAATTTAGATGATAGAGGAATAACTGATAACGATCTTAGAAAGAAGGCTTTACAAAGAGCTTACGCTAGTTCAAAAAAGAATGAAGTTAACGAAGGCACCAGCTGGCCAAAGGAAGTCGAAGCATATGCCAAAGCAACTGGTAATGAATCAGTTAATGAATCATCGCCGCGCAGCAATACACTTTCGAGAGCTCTCCTTGTCCAAATCATTAACGAAGAATTAGATAGTTTAATGAATGTTACAGAAGATACAGTAACGTTCTCTAAAGATGAAATGGAACAACTTCACAGTAACGGTAAGGTTATTAAAATTGATCCTGAAACTAAAGAGGAACACATTTACATTTTTAGTGAGGGTACTATTATTAAAGAGAAAATAAACAATATGAATGAAGAACAATTAGATGCTAAAAAGGTTCTGACCGGTATTAAGAAGTTTCAAAAGATGTTTGGAACTAAAGCTCCTCTAGATGTTAGGAAGTATCCTAAATCAATTGGTACAATAGCTACTATTGCTTTACCGAGTGGGTCTGAAAAAGGTTCACCTGAACAAGCAAAGAAACATAAACTAATGCAAAAGGCTATCAAATCCTTAAAGCTACCTGTCTCTAAATTAGATTCAGTTAAAGGTCAAGCCACATTCTGGGTACAGTACGGGGTTGATGAATCAATTAATGAAGCTGCTTCTCAATTTAAGCATGCGGTCCAAACAGCATTAAAGGCTAATGGATATAATCTTAAACAATCAGAAGTAAAAATAGGTGCTAAGAAAGTTAGGGGTATGGGAACTAAGATAACTCTTAACGGAGAGATGATAGGTTTTGATGATAACATCCCTAAAATGATTGCTAACTTTACTAAAGCTATTAAAGACGATCCAAAGAAATATAAACTTAAGGAATCAATTGATTTAAGTGAATCAACGAATAACCTTAAAGAAGAAATTGCTAAGATCATTAGAGAAGAATTAGCTAACATTATTGTTAACGAAGACATTCGTATTGATACGGCTAAAGATATTAAACCTTCTATCATATCATTCAAGGATGCCCATGATATCAACGAAGATGACTCACAATTAGATCAAGCATTTCACGATGCTAAACCTGTTGACGAGGCTTCTCCAAAGATGAAAGTGGATAAAGATGCATCATCTGTTGGTGATATGATTAGCATGTTAGGAGCAATAGGACGGAGAGCTAGTGGCTCTAACGTTAAAAAAGAATTAGTTAAGGCTATAAAAGTGTTACAAAGTTTAAGGTCATCTATCCAAGTAGGTAGATAAAAAAAGGAAAACAATGAGTAAGAAATTTAGTATATATGATTGGAGGTTTCGTAACCTTTACAATAAGAAAGAGACTATTAATGAAGAGGCTACTAAAGACAACGTAGGTAATCTTTTTATAGTTAAAGATGGTAACGGACACATTCATTTAGAAATAGGTGGTAGATCTGGTCAAATTAATCTAGGATATGCTGGTGGTAGGCAAATGAAAGAAATACTTGCTAAGCTTGCTAAGATGAATAAAAAATAGTGAAACTAAGAGATTTGATCCCAGAAGGTCTTGATGATTTAACAGGTGAAGATGAACTAGTTTATCAAACAGAGAAGATAATTTTTAATCCAAAAGAACCGAGTGATGAATTGAGAAAAGAGACTGGTTATAAGCGTGAACTCAGCAGACTACTACCGATAGTTAAAAAGTTTGGAATAAAAAAGGCACGAGAAATAAATAAAGCTGTACGTAAATATACAGCAACTGGATATGGTAGGATGAATAAATCTTTACGGACCGGTAAGCTACCATCGAATGCATCCCTAATCGATCAATATATAGAGATAGCTCCAAAATTTAAAGGTTCAAAGTTATTTAGGGGTATAGGAAAGGATCTATTTCAGTATATAACCTCGTTGCAATCTAAAAAAATTATTGAAAAAGCCTTTATGTCAGTAACCAAGGATCGATCGACAGCAGATAGTTTTGCAAACAAGGGTAAGGGTGGTATACTCATATTAACCGGAGCTCTTAATAAAGCAACACAAGCTCCATTACCTTATATGTACAGGGATGGTGAAGCTGAGTTTATCTTTCCGAGAAACACTAGATTAGAGATTATTAAAGTACGTGGTAGTGAAATATATACAAAAGTAAAGTAATGAAATTAAGAAAATTAATTAACGAAGCAGGAGATCAATGGACGGGTAAAGATCTTATCGATACTGCTAAAGCATTAGTGTTAGCTAAGAAGTCATTAACTGGAGCTATTCGTAATATAGATAAATTAGAAAGTAAACTAGCATCATATAAAGATAAGCCCCAAGGTAAAATATTACACAGCATAACACCAAGTCCAGGACAAGTAAAGTCAATGCGAGCCATTTTAAAAACAATGGATAAGTTAGACGATGGTATGGGAGCAATGTTTCAAAAGGCTTGGACTACGATAAAGAAAAAGTAATAATATGCCAGCAAAGAATCAAGAATTAGGTTGGATTTTATTTAATTTAAGAAGGGCTATTGAAAAGGTTCAAGACTTAAACACAAGTAAACATAAAGGAATACCGGTAGTAAGGTGGAGTAAGGAGCTGAGTAAGAGTGATAGACACGATATAGGGTTAGATATTTTAAAGCTATTCTTAACAGGGTTTGCTAACAAATATAAGTTACCGAAAAGAACAGTTAAAGGTATAGTAGATAAGTACAGGAAGATAGACTTTACCCAGGTCATGGTACAGCCTAAAAGCCAGTTAGAGTTAGCTAAGCTATTTCGAAATATGGTAGTAAAATAAATAATTAAGAAACGAATATGAAGATATCAGAAATAAAAAAGGCAATTAGAGCTGTAGTGCTTGAAGCGGTAAATGCTACAGACGTTAAATATCAGATTGAACTGTCATTACAGGACGGGCTAGGTATTAATTCCAAGGCGCTTAAAAAGGTCAAAAAGAAAGGTAAAGGGTATGAGCTTCATATGTCCAGCTACATGAACGATACTGGAGTGGATGCATTACTTAAACACGTTAATAAATCTCTTAGTACTAAACTTAAACGTACTGCCCCTGGTGTTAAGACTGGCGGGGGGATGAGACACACAATAAGTGAATCGATCAGTGAGGGTAAAATTAAAAGAGGTACGAAGATCACTTACATAAAGCAATTCGCTTTCGGTAAAGAGGGTAAGGAGACAGCTAAGGTGGTAGCTATTAAAGGTGATAAGGTGTTACTTGATAATGGAGAGGAGTTGAACGCGATAGACATTGCAATGAACAAAAAGAAATATAAATTAGAATCAATTACTGAAGCTATTAAATACAAAAAAGGTAAAACATATCAAAAGGGAAAGGATTGGACGGTTTACATGAGCAGCGGACAAGCCCATTTTGATATTAGAGTTAACAATTCAGCTGGTTGGTCTACAGATCCACATGACATTAAAGGAGAGACATTTAGGTTACTGGATGCCGGTAAACAAAGAGCAACTATTCGCTTTAAAGAAGGTAATATTAATAAGGTAGCAAAACAAATGCATGATCTTAATAGCGAAACTACTTGGGGAGAGAGAAACGGTCTTACTTCAAAAGACTACGCTGATATTATTAGAGTGTGGATTAGTATGGGGATGGAAATGAATGAATCATCACTCGGAGGACAGATCGCGGGAGATTCAGCTGAATCATTAAAAGATGAATTAAAGCAGTACGTTAAAGGTATTATCAAACAGCCTAATGATAAAGTAACATACCTACATTTGAAGAGTGCAAGTGCTGGAAAAAAGGTAGTAGCGTTATTAAAGAAGGTATACGGAATACAATCTAAAGTAGACACTCATATGTTCTCTCCATCACCAACTGTAAAATTCGATAATGACCAAATGTTAGAATCAGTTAATGAAGGTAACCCAACTGCAAATAAACTAAAACATTTTGGATTTACTAAAGTATCAGATACACTTTTTAAAAAGGGAAATAATACTATAGAAATTGGAGGAGGGAAACCTGGATTTTTACTTACTGTTGATGGTAAACCTCAAACAGATAGTTCACCATTTTACCGCAAATATAAAAGAATGGATATGAATCTTTTACGTGGTCAATTAAAAAAGCTTAAAGAATCAGTTAACGAAGCTACTTGGGATGTAAGTAATGAACGCTTTAAGGTAACATTAACTGACGGGAGTGAGATTGATGTTAAGTTAAAGGAAGGTACAGGAGAGGATGGTGTGTACAGAGCTATAGCTAAGGAGATTGCCGCAGGGAGAGTATCAAACACCATTAAGATTAAAACTATAGAAGCTAAGGCCTCGAGACCGACACTCAACGACGTTGAAGAGGGTTCATTACCTACAAAATTTAAAGACCTGTACAGTGACATTGATATCAATAACCAGGGCGTAGACATTGAATTTGCAAAAAATCATGGCTTATATCAAGGAGCCGGTTCAGTATCACCAGCGTACGCAGTTAAGCCCTCAACCATGGGTACAGATGACGATGAATTAATTGACATGGACGCTGTCGGTGGAGAGGGTGAACTAGAGGATCACGAAGACGCTGTAGAGAAAACATTACCTAAGAAATAGTATATAGTTACTCAACTATCTTAATGAGCTCAAACTAACTTTTCTTTTATTTTACACTATTTATAATTGTAAATTTATTGTTCATGGAATTAAAATATGAAGAGGTGTTAAATGAAGCGTATATTAACTAAGGAGGTCAAGCTTAGAAAAAAAAGAAAAGGTATTCACGCAAAAACAAAAACATCACGTAATAAACATTCAAAGAACTATAAAAAACGATATAGAGGTCAAGGTAGGTAAATGAATAAAGATCAAATACTTAAAGAGTGTATACGGGAGATAGTACAGGAATATTTAGATAATGATCCTGAAGTTAAGACATGGGCTCTATTTACTACTAAAATATATGATCCTATATTTAAGGATATTAAAGATAGGGGTAAACTAAAAAAAACTTATAAACAATTAATGCGTAGCCCCAAGGTTGATGTAAGACATAAAAAGGCTATATATTATTTTTATAATTATCAATTAAAGAAATTGGGATCATCTGACTACGATAAAAAGTTAGTAAAGTTTCCTGTTAAAAAATAAGTTAAACGTTATTATGAAGAAAGAAGAAAAAGATCCATTTATACCTACTTACGGTACTGGAGATGTTATCCATGATTGTCCTAAACACGTAGAGATAGAGGAGCACGGTATTAAAGGTACGGTGATTAGTCACACACTTAATGAAGCCGGAGATGTTAACTATGTTGATGTTGATTTCGGTAACGGTAAGGTATACGAAAATATACCGACAAGTAAGTTAAAGGTAATAGAGGAGTCACATCATAAACACGAGGTTAAAGAAGAACCTAAAATAACTGAATTAAGATCTGTTATCAGAAACGTTATTAGTGATATGTTAAATAACAAATGAAAAAGTCTAAACTAATACAAATAGTTAGAGAGGAAATTCATAGTGTAATAACTGAAGCGCAACGAGCTATGGTGGGTGCACCCTACCGTAATACTTACGCGTCAGGAGTTATACCCAGGTTCGAGGATGATGATGAAGATGTAGGAGAGGTTGAAGAAACAGATATTAGAAAAAAATACGGCGACCAGCGAATAGATAATCCTAAGACCGGTAATGCTATTAAGTTAAGAACAGCATTAAAGGCGAAGAAGGGATCTGATGTTTACAGAAAAGCTAAACAAATATATAATCGATTAAAAGATCAAGAAGAGACGTAGTTGGGAATATGGGATATATTAAAGAAATTATTATATGTATTTGGATTTGTTGTTGCAGCTGTGGTAGTATCCATTTTAATAATACAGTACCTTATCATACTATGCCAAGGGTGTACACGACTGGTTACGGATATCATACAACTACTTATATAACCCCACTCACTAATTACAGTATACGTAGCTACTACTATAGTAAATACAATAAATTTCACTACAATCATAAAGGATATAATCATTATCAAAGTCACAGGAGATGGTAACATGAAAAAGAAAACTTTAAGATCTATAATACGAGCTGAGATAGTAAATGAAATCGAACTCAAACCTGATAATACATCTCAGATATATAATAGGATAGAGCAATTACTAGATATGACAGGGTGGATAGGTGACAGTTATTTCGAAAGATCGTTCCCAGATCCAGATACTTCTATAAAAACAATAAAGTATCTCGACGCTGCCTTGAAGATAATTGAGAAGGTAGCTAAAGATATCGATAAGGCTCCTAGGAAAGATACACCGGTCTCAGCTGGAACCGACCAATAAGGACTCGTTATGATAACCCTCTCTCCCGGAGCTCACGTTATAAGTAAACGTGCAAAAAAAATATGGATAATAGTTTCTATCTCTGCAGGAGTTATTACTATTAAGTCTGGTAGCAAAGAAAAAGAAATACCTTACAGTAGATTTAATTACGGTTGGGAGGTTTTTAAAAATCCTGATCACTAATCGTACGCCAACTTATTGATTAAGGCCTTTTTCGCTAGAGGTAGGTATGTTTCCTTTAAAGGAATTCTCATAGGTGATGTTACAACATACGCAGCTGCGTGTATAAATGTATCGTAATGTCTAGTTACATCCAATTTTATATCGTCATAACCTATTTTTTTGTCAAACTTATCTACAAACGTTAATGTAAGATCCTTGTACTTGGATGCATCAAACGCATCATACTGAGCTCCTGTAATAATATTAATTCTATATTCGTAGACATATATTTTATTCTTAACGAGAAATAAAAATCCTTCGTTCGTATACGAAGCTCTAAGTCCTATTGTATCCACCTCTAATTGTGCTTGAATATTATCAACTAATTCCGTTAAACGATGAATCGATTTAGTAAATTTTGATAGCGCGAAATTAATTGATTTCTGTAAATGTATTAAATACTTATCATCACTTAATATCTCCTTGTACAGTAAATTATATTCAGTGAAATCAAATCCTATTAAATCTTTTTTAAATGCATTATCCATTATCATCTTTCGATGCTTCAACTGTAATAACTGATCATAGTGGTTTTGTAAATCAATCAGAAAGGGATAAATCCTTTTTTTATTTATCTGCTCTTCAATATATTGAATATAATCTAATAAAATATATTTATTATATTCATAGTCTATTGGCTCGTCTGTCAACCATGTAGGACTGAGTTTCTTCATCTTTAATAAATATTTATAATAAGAGGAAAAATGGTAATATTTAAGCAACCTAAAATATATAATCCAAATCAACTTAAACGGATCAGATCAGCTGGAAAAATCGTAAAGGATGTATTACAGTTAATGGTAGAGAATTGTACTAGTGGAATAACAACTAATGAACTAGACAGCCTTGCAGCAAATTTTCTTAAACAACATAAATCAAAATCAGCTTCACTCGGTTATAGAGGATACCCTAAACATTCCTGTATATCAATCGATCATGTTATAGTGCACGGTATACCTGACGATACTATTATCAAGGAGGGTATGTTAGTGGGTATAGATTGCCCGGTAAAATATAAGGGCATGCATGCTGACTCAGCCGTCAATGTCGAAGTAGGAGATGTAGGAGAAAGTAAAAAATTACTTAACAAGGTCTCATATGACTGTCTCATACATACATTAAATAATACCGGTCCGAGTGTAACGATAGGTGAATTAGGAGATATACAACAGTCATATGCTAACAAACACGGATTTAAGGTAATGAAACAATTCCAAGGCCATGGGGTAGGTAAAAATCTTCACGAACCACCTGTAATACCGTACTGGAAGGTACCTGGAAACCCATATAATGACTACCAACTCAAGCCAGGTAATGTACTTGCGATTGAACCAGGTTTGGTAACAAACGATAATCTACTAATACTACCGGATAAGTGGAGTATAGTGACAGATGATAATAGTCCAGGTACAGCATGGGAGCATACAGTTGTGATAACTGATAATGGTTGTGAAATTCTAACCGAATAAGTTGGATACCTGAATATAATTTCGTATATTTATATAAACGGGGGTGACTTGGACTTGACGTGTAACGGATGTCTGAAGCACAGGCTGGGTGATGACCTACATCAAGTATCGCTAACTGGCGAAACTACCCTTGCAATGGCGGCCTAAGAGGTTTAGCACTTGCACATCATTTAACTGAGTATACTTGCAGGTTAATTAGATGTTAAACGAAGTAGATGGTGAAGAGGTAATGATATTGATTCTATAAACAACCTTACAGTTTAAAAAACATATCAATTTTTGGAAGTTTAGAAAAACTTATCCTATGCTTGTAAAAATGTTTCTTAAGGAAATTGTCACGGACCCGGGATCGATACCCGGCACCTCCACTAACTTAAAATAAAAATTAATGAAAAAAGCGATTAAACAATATCTGGATAAATTTAATGATATATACAACAGGTATTTAATACTGCCTATTATTTTAATGTGCGCAGCTGCATTAGTATACTATACATTATTTTACAATATTACTGAAATAATAACTTGGGGTATTGTATTAGGTATTAATCTACTTAATCTATATTTTATATATAGTAAGGAAGATTTATAGGAATGGATTTAAGAAATAAGATCACTGGAGAAATTAAAACTGCAATGAAGTCAGGTGATAAAACCCGACTAAATTTATTCAGAGTCCTTAAGGGAGAATTTGCACGAGTAGAGGATAATATAAATGTACTGACAGACGGACAAGTCGTCAAGATGTTACATAAGTTTATTAAGAATCTAGAGACAGTAAGTGACGAAAGGTCTAAGCAGGAAATAGCTATTTTACGTGAATATCTACCTGAGCAAATGACCGAAACCGAAATACGTGATGCTATTCAGGTTATTATAACAACTAATAATTATTCCACAATTAAGGACATGGGAAAGGTGATGTCTGATTTTAATTTTAAATTTAACGGTCAGGCTGATATGAAGATAGTGTCAGGTCTAGTGAAGGAAAATCTACAAAAATAGTTGGTACATTGAGTTATTTTTACTATATTAATAATGAAGCAAAGAACATTACATTTAGATATAAATAATATTGATTGGAGTGTACATTTTAAATTATCGATAAATCAATGGTTACACAGTACGAAGAGAATTATCGATACATCTTCTGCAAATGACTGGTCAAATGACCTACAAGATAGTTTTAAGAAAGAATTCGATACATTTATAGATGATAAGGAGTTTAGTTATATGTTTATTTATCAGGGAGAAAATCCATATATGTATCCGACGGATTTAATAGGACATATATGTGATAGATACATGAAGTATAATATAGATGTTGCAACAAAGTATAAAGATAAAATAGAAAGAAGTTTTTTTAATATTAATTAACAAATAAAATGGATAGTAAGATAAATAAACAGATTGAAAAGATTAAATTAAAAGTAAAGAAAAGGTTCCCTCACGCTAAGTGTGTAAATATGAAGGATGGTTATTATATCTATAATAAAGATGAGAATATTTTTGAAGAGTTTTTCCTACCACCTGCGGGTAGCATCCCACAGGCTTGGGAGTACGCACTCAAGACGGTAAGGTTGATTCAGAATTTTAACAGGACACATCCTTTGAAATTAGAATTAAATGCTGATGAAGAAAAATTAGAACGAATCCTGGGGAGGAAATCTAAGAAACAGATGGATAGAGAATTGTATGGATTATAAATTAAGGTGGATTGAGTTTAACAATCCCCAACTAGCTCCATTTAAAGGTAGGGTACCAATAACTGCCTATACAGAACAGTATATGAACGGCCTATGCTGGAGTGGTCATGAACTCAGTTTTAAGGCTAATAGTAAGTCTCAAGTGGAGTTATTTCTATATTATTGTGCGCTGATACTAGGCTATGATCTTACAACAGTAGATATAGAGGATTTAGACGGTAACTTAATTTACGTAGAACAAGATTTAAAAATAGGTGAATATGAAAAATATATTAAAGAGAATCAGGGATTCAATAGTAATGGATGATCCGAATAGCGAGTTAACTAACGAAGAGATGGATGTAATTAATTCTATAGAAACTGATTTAGATGTAAAGGTTGATGGAGTTAGTCTTAATGATAGGGTTAATGAAGCGTATGATGATCTCCGCGATCAGGTAGCTACGACTACTTCTCCAGAATATATGTTAACTGATACACGAGTTGTAGGATATAGCTCCAAGGAGGAGCAAACGCTGTTATTCGAGATGTTAGCACAGATCGGTATAGACCCAACATTAGAGTCTGTCTTAGATGTAGGTAGTGGTGTAGGAGACTTTTACGGGTACCTCGAAGGTAGACTGGGCACTCCTATTGAATACTTAGGTATCGATATAAACCCAAATATGGTCAATACTGCATATCAAAAATATCCAAATATTAAATGTATTAAAAAGGACTTAGCGGATATGGATGGTAGGTTTGATTTTGTTATATCTTCCGGTCTATTTAATTTAAAGCTCGTAGACCCTATGTATGATTACTTATACAAGAGTATCGATAAGATGTACGAGTTAAGTAATATTGGAACAGCCTTTAATATGTTAAGTGATAATACAACAGAAAGAATAGATGGGTTATTTTACTATACACCCACTACAGTGTTTGATTATTGTTTAAAGAAATATAATAAAGTAATATTGAAGCATGACTATCTGAGTGATGATTTTACTATTTTCATATATAAATAATATTAATATAAAAAATACAAATATGTTAGATTACAATGAACGTATAATTAATGCCATGGAAAAGCAAACAGAGGTTATGGAGCGTATAGTTGATGCATTAAATGTAATAGCTGATAGTATAGAGCGACTTAAGGAAAAGGATGCAATAAATAAGGGTAAAAATATTTTAAATGGATAATTATTAATATATAAAATTATTCACATATAAATTTACATCACATGAGCGTCAATCACGCATACGGTACTCCAGAAGGAGCCAAGGAAAAACAAAAACGATTAGGTAAATATTATTCTTCTATAGATTTCTATATCGATGATAATATATCAGAAGAGCAAGTATTTTCCTCACAACAACCAACTATTGGTCATCTTGAAATAGGCTCACTAAAGCCTGAGCTTACATATAGCGAATGTACACGTATAATAGAAACGTTATACGATGCATTAAACGCATATGAAAAAAAATATAAATTCGGGATGATGAAAAAGCAACGTCGTAAATAATTAAAATTATGAAATCATTTGTATTAATATCAATTGCCTGCTTTGTCGGGTCCTTTACTAGTGCGTTTATCTTAAGAGTGTTTTTTGATAGCAAAATTAAGAAATTAAAAGACAAACTTAACGATAAGGAAACGGTAATATCCGCACTCAAACAATTTATTAGTGGTACAGGTAATAAATCCTAAAGATCCATTTGAACAATTTATACGTTCAATACTATCTCAACACAACCAGGCTGATCACCTCAGAGAAATAGCCCTTAGAGGTAAAGCTAATTTCGGTATCGGGGATAATATTGATTCATTTTTTCAATCAGTAGAAACATCCGTACTAACAGATGAGTATTTTAGTGATGAAAAAATTAAAGATATTGATACTATACGTAGGATTGTTAATAAAATGTTATATCTTATCAAAAAGATTAACAACTCTTTAAAAGAAACCGAGTCTAAGGAAAAGGATATACAGACGGTTAAGAGTCTTATGTATATAGTATTGGAAGAACAACGTAATATTAACAGTACATTTGTAGACTTTATGAACACAGTAAATAAACATTATTAATATGAGCATATCAAAAGTATTTCTTAGTAAGGATCGTGTAATTAACTTATATAAAACTGGAGGAGTTGCACTCGTTCTTAAACAATTAAATAAGGATTGTGTAACAGCTGAAGACGATATCAATTGTTTAATTGATCTCCCGCGAAAGAGTGAAAAAAATATAGAGGTTCTAGAGACAAGGATTAAGGACTTAATTAAATATAGTAGTATATAAGTTAGGTATTTATATATGACAAATATAACTGTCATGATAGGGATGAGATTTAAGGATATACAATTTTCAGAGATTGATTACGAGTGGTTTTCTATGATGCCTACGGATGAAAAACTCATCTTTATATATAGTGCACTATTGACCCCTGAAGAGATGGTGAATTTCATAGATAACGATTTGCAGGATGATAATGAAATCCCACAACAGCCTGATACTAGTGATATATTTAACATAATCGGAGAAACTATATCTGATCAAGATGATCTTATACCGTTATATAATGATATAGGAGAACTATACACTGAGGTAGTCAAGAATATGACAAACTATTATAGATTGAATATTGTGTTTGTTAATAACTATATTATAATTAATAGTGATAGTATTAAGATTATAAATAAATCAAGGGATAAATTTTTTAATGATGGATTTATTATTAAAAAAATTGAAGATGGTATATCACATACAGGAGGTTATAAGTATATGCATTTATATGAATTAGTATCTTCTGTTACATCTATATCAACGAATTAATATATGAAATTTAATTACAAACTGATACATCATGGTGATAAGGCATATATTATTCAACGCACAATGCACGTATCCCATAATCCTATCCTTGCAGTGTGGAAAGAGCATCTAAGTTCTGATATAATATTAAAGAAGGGAGAGTTATTTTATTTTTGTGAAGAAATTATAAATTTACAGGAAATACCAGAAACTGAATAATTATATATAAATAAATTAATACAATGAGACGTAAACAACAAGTACAAACAAAATTAGAAGCTATTATTAATAGACTTGAATTAAATGTAAGAGCCCTAGAGGGAAGACAACTATCAGCTGATCAGTTACTGATTAATTTAAAGAGTATATTAGGTCAAGCTAAGCACACTGAAGAATTGGTTGATTTAGAGGATTAACTATGAAGAAATTTTTTGCTGTACTAGCGTTTATTACATCCGTCTTAATTGCTAGCAGTGCCGCATATTATTCCGTGTTCGGACTATCCCATTTATTTGCAGGAGCTAAATTAGCTATAATAATAATGGCTGGTAGCTTGGAGTTCGGTAAATTGGTTACTGCTACTATATTACATAGATACTGGGAGGATATTAATAAAGGAATTCGGTTGTACCTACTTATAGGGACAATAACGTTGATAGGTATAACATCAGCTGGGATATATGGATTTCTTTCAAATGCATATCAGATTACTGCAAATCAATACGCTATTAATTCATCTCAAATTAACATCCTAGAAAATAAGAAAAATTATTTTCAAAAGAATATTGATAGAATAGGAGACCAGGTTACAACTAAAGAAAATCGAATCAATACCTTAACTGAGCTGAGGGCCCAGCAAGAAGCTCGGTTAGATACACTCTATAAAAAACAGTGGTGGAACTCTATTAGAAGAACAGAGGCATTGATTAAGCAGGCTGATGCTGAAATAAAAAAGAATTCAAACGATATAACAGAATTAAATAATAATATTTCATCATCAAATGATTCTATTAATAAATTTGACATGCAAATATTGGGGTTTAGTAATAGTGAATCTACGGCTGATTTAGGACCTTTAATTTACCTATCGAAGATAACCGGGAAGTCGATGGATCAGGTAGTAAATTATTTTATATTATTACTTATATTTGTTTTTGATCCACTCGCAGTTTGTCTGCTAATAGCAGCCAATACAATTTCCCTTAAGGCATTTAAAAAAACAAAAAATCCAGTCGCAACAACCTTATCTAAGACTGGTACAGCTACAAAGGTTGAAGATACGCACACTGATGTACTAGGTGAACACAATTTAATAATTGATGATTTAAAATTCGAAGCTACTGTACCAGATGAAAAAGAGTTTAACACCCCCTATCCACTAGCGGATATTATCAATGAACCCACATCTAATGATATGAAGGGTCAGTCCCGAGCTAAGAAGATAGCTGACTTAAAGAATAAGCAACAAGGTGGTATAGTTAACGTAAAGGGTGAGTACAGGTTTACTAATCCCAATACTTACGGTGACGGTAGATCTCCTCGACCCAAGAAAAAATAGTCGTTATTATTTGCTTTTTTAAAAAAAAGTTCTTATATTTAAATATATTTTTATGAGTAGACTACTTTTAGTATCAATAATTTTATTTATAGAATCACCTAATATCAATACATGCGATACAAATATCGTGTACATGCCACCTGTACCAACACATACAGAATTATTAGACGCTATAATACAAGTAGAGAGTGGAGGTGATCCTAATACTCACGCTAAGGGTGAAGACGCGGTTGGTTGCTTACAGATTAGGAAGATAATGATAAAGGATGTAAATAGAATTTTAAAGAAACAGGATAATAAAACTCGTTATAAATATAAGGATAGGTGGGATTGTGAGAAGAGTAAAGATATATTTGATATAGTAATTAAGTACTATCTCCCTGGAGCATGTGATCAGGATATTGCAAGGCTTTGGAACGGGGGACCGAAAGGACCTGTAAAGAAAAACACAAGACGGTACTGGAAGAAGGTTTTAAAAAAATTAAAAAAAGCAAAATATGAAAAAGTTAACAGCTGAAGAGTTAAGAAATAATTTCGAGAGACTTATTGAATTTATTTCAACTGAATTTTCAGGAAATAGAAAGGAAAAGTTACTGGACCTATATAATGGGCTAGGTGAGCGGATAATGATGGCACCAGCATCCGGGAATGAGGGATTTCACAATTGCTTTATAGGTGGGTACTGCGATCATGTATTAAATGTAATCGATTGCGCGCGCGCTCAGTACGAGATGTGGTCAGCTATGAATGCTAATACAGACTCCTATACGTATGAGGAGTTGATGTTCAGCGCACTCAATCACGATTTAGGAAAGGTGGGTGATTTAGATAACGAATACTATATACCTAATCCGAGTGAGTGGCACAGAAAGAACCAAGGTAAAATATATGAACATAATAAAAATCTAACGTACATGAGGGTGGCGGACAGGTCGTTATTTTTGTTACAACAGGCCGATATTAGTATAACTACAAACGAATTTTTAGCAATTAAGTTACACGATGGGTTATATGTTGATGATAACAAAGCATATTATTTTTCAGGGTACAATAGTGGTGGTTTAAAGAATCATCTCCCGATTTTACTACATCATGCAGATCATATGGCTTCTACTATTGAGAGGGAAAGTCAGCTAGCTCAGGAGCAACCTTTAAAGGATATTAAGGCTTCGTCGAACGGAGTAACTAATAAAAATAGGATGAAGTCGTTTACCAAAATAGCGGAAACGAACACTACTACACAAAAACATTCTGATCTTTTTAATGAATTATTTAAAGACGTATAATGGAAATTACAATAATAATAATATTGGCTGTGTTAAATATAATTCTTGGATACGCTTGCTATAATTTAGTTAAGCAGGTTGAGGATATGGAGGACTATAATAGAGGTCTAGAGGAGTATATTCTCTTTATAAAGGACAAGATAACTAGCGCCTACAGTACAATAAAAAAAGCCGACTATAAGGGCTCATTCGAAGCGGATGATGAAGTTGGTAGTATATTTAAAGACATAAAGGAGGTTATTAACTTCCTTGAAATATTATTCACAGATACAGATAACGATGCCAAGAAAAGCTAAAAAAGGATCATCTAGATATTACTTTACTCAAGATACTGAAGATGCAATTATTGAGTTTAATACTACAGATGATCAGGATAGAAGGAACTACTTATACGAACAGCAAATATATAAAGCTTTTGATAAGTTAGCAGAGAACCTTATTCATACATTTAAATTTTATTATTTTGATATGCCGTACGTGGATGTTAAACACGAGGTGGTAGCCTTTTTAAATGAAAAAATACATAAGTTTACCCCTGGAAAAGGGAAAGCGTTTTCATACTTTAGTATAGTTGCTAAGAATTACCTTATAGTACAAAATAATAAAAACTATCATAAATTTAAATCTCACGATGATGTAATAGCGATAGATAAGGATCGTAATGTTGTGAATGAGATACAGAAACAGGAGCATCGTGAGATTAAGTCGGAGTTCATAGACCTCTACGTACAGTACTGGGATAGAAACCTAACTAGACAATTTACTAAACACCGGGATATGGCTATCGCAGATGCAATTGTTGATCTATTTAGACATAGACATAATATAGAGAATTACAACAAAAAAGCTCTGTATATTTTAATCCGGGAAAGAACAGGGGTTAAAACTCAATATATAACTAAGATTATCGGTATAATGAAAAAGAAATATATTGAAATGTTTAAATACTATAACAAACACGGAGTATTACCAAAACATTAATCTTTAATATTTATATTTAAAGAATGTTATGGACAAGGACTCACCGTTATTTAAAAAAACATCTTTTGCGGATCTTATGCAAGAGATACATTCCAATCAACGTAAGAAGGATAGGCAAATTAATTTACTTATAGCTGAATTAAAACCACTTATTCAATCTATAAGTGACGCTACGATTATAGTACCGCTAATAAAAGAATATCTAGAGGTAAGTGTAAAGAATGACGATCACTTAGTCAAGTTACTGGCTGTTACTCAAAGATGGATGTCCACTAACACCAAGGCAGCGATTGCGGGTGGTGAGAATACTTTAATCACTGATGAAGAAAAAGAACAATTGCTCCGGGAACTGGAAAATATACAGGATGATATAGATGTTAATAATGATATCGATGTTAATAGGGATGTAGAGGACGCAAGAGTGAGATTAAAGGAGCTAGATAATGAGTAGTATTAATTACGAACAAGCTGAAGTAGTAGGTGTTAATCTTACGGATAAGAATCCCTTAAACCTTTATTCAGTTAGATTTAAATTAGTTAAACACAAGGACAGTAGTTACACCGATTCACTAGTAGCAAGACCGGCTGACCTTAATATTAAGAGAGTACCACTGCTGGGTGAAACTATTCTAGTATTTAAAGCAGCTGATCAAGATTCAATGGCATTTAATCCAAAAGGCTCCTGGTATTACCTACCAGCATCCCTGAATGTACAAAACTCTGTACATCAAAATGCAGCTCCTAACCTATCGCTAACCAAGCCTGTTACTAATAAAGAAGCTAGCGCAGGTAACTATAATCAAGTATCGGCTGGTAACGTGCGTACTGGTGAGAGTGAAACTGCTACTATGGATAGTGAGCAACAGGCTAAACTCGGGATTAATTTCGTAGAAAAGACTAATATAAAGCCTATGCAGCCGTTTGAAGGTGATATGTTAATAGAGAGTAGATTTGGTAGCTCAATTAGGTTCGGTAGTACGTTGAGTAAGAATTTTAATTTATTTAGTAGGAATCCAAATTGGTTGAAAGATGATGATAACAGTTCAAGTGAAGATGGTGATCCTATCTTGATAATTTCTAATGGACATGGTACTACGGGTTTTGAGAAAACATTTAATAAGTATGAGGTTGAAAATCAAAATAATGATGCATCATCTATTTGGTTGACTAAAAATCAAAAACTAACAACTTTCAGTCCTAAACTTGTTGCAGCTAAATTTAATAAAGCTCAGACAGCTGAAGAGATAGATACATACAAGGATGGATTTAACGGAAACCAAATAATAATAAAATCAGGTAGAGTGGTATTTTCATCCGATAACGAAACAATTATATTTGGAGAAGGAGGTATTGGATTAACAGCCAATAAATCTATCACCATGGATACTAAATCTAATGTACATATAAATTCTCCTAAAATTATAATAGGGTTAGATGCAGAGGAACCAGCTGTACTAGGTAATAAGCTACAGGATGCATTAAATACATTAATTGATGAAATAGTTAAGATATCAGTACCAACAGGTACTGGTCCATCAGGTCCACCTGTTAATTCAGGAGCTATTATTAGTGTTAAACGAAAAATAGCTAACGCACTGTCTGGTATCGTTAGCGTAAGATAATAATATACCATAAAAATCAATAAGCAAATATTTATTTATAAACAAAGTAAACAAGGGTATTATGAAAGCGAAAAGTTTTTTTACTTCATTAAGAAAAGTTATTAGAGAAGAGGTCCAGCGAGCAGTAAGGATTGAAATTCAAAATGTGATTAACGGTAATGTTAAGCCTGTGAATAAGCTACCTAAAAAACGACCTAAAACCAGGGAATTGAGTTTAACTGAAGAGGTACGTGCATCGCTAGGAAATGGTTCTAGTGTAGTACAAGCCAGTGAACCTGAAGTTGAATATTCATCTAATCCTATGATTAACGGAATATTGAATGAAACTGCAAGGGAGTATAGTCAACCAAAGCCAGCTCAACAGGAAGAGTATCCAACGATGGGTGGTAGCGCGCTTAATACTGGGGATTTAGCTAGTATGTTAGGATACGGTGATATGCAACCACCTCAACCGACAGTACAGGATATGGTACCTAAGGGAATGAATCCTGCAGGGGTAACTGATGATGTTGCGAATGCCTTAACAAGAGATTATTCTCAATTAATGAAGGCTATAGATAAGAAAAAAGGTATTAAATAGTAATGGCTCGATCTAGGGAGGAAAAATTTTATAACGTATTAGATTTAAGGCCTAATAAGGCTATAGGAATTAAACTACCTTTAAATAATAACAGCGGTGGTGTTTTTACACTATCGTACACTACTGAAGAACAAGCTATATCTAATTTAAAGAATCTATTACTTACTAGGAAAGGAGAAAGGGTGATGCAGCCTAATTTTGGATCATCTATATACGATGTATTATTTGAACAAAATACTGAAGATATAACCGGTAGGATATCTGATGGACTAGCATATGATATAAAGTACTGGTTACCGTATATTATAATAGATAATATCAACGTCGTTCCTAAGCTTGAAGGAGAATTGGGACAATTTGGACATGGTATCCAGATCGATATTAAATTTAAAGTAACAGAGCAAGGTGCTAATCAATCTATTACATTTATAGTGCTAGAGTCAGGTAAAGCAGCAATATTATAGAGTAAGATATGGCAGAAAAGAAAAACATAAAATATTTAGAAAAGGATTTTAGTCAATTTAGATCTAATCTAATTGATTTCGCTAAAACGTATTTTCCGGATACATATAATGATTTTAATGAATCATCACCAGGAATGATGTTTATTGAAATGGCGGCGTACGTTGGAGATGTGCTATCCTTTTATATGGACTCACAGTTAAAGGAAACGTTAACTGAATTTGCAGAAGAAAAAGCTAATGTATATTCCATAGCATACGGGTTAGGGTATAAACCAAAAAATTATGTCGCTGCAGCTACTAGCTTAGATATATTTCAAATAGTACCTTCAGTCGGAAGTGGTGGGAGTACATCACCTGACTATAATTACGCGCTTACTATCCCAGCTGGGATGCAGGTCTCATCAACTGAGAACACGACTGTAAGTTTTAGGACAATACATGATATTGATTTTCAATATTCATCCTCCCTCGATCCTACCGAGGTTACAGTATATCAGGTCGATTCCAATACCAGTGAACCTACATTTTATTTACTGAAGAAATCGACTAAGGTTGTTTCTGGTACAGTTAAAACATCTACATATACATTCGGAAGTCCAAAGCAATACGATAAAATTAATCTATCTGACGATCAAGTTATTGAGGTTGTTGATATATACGACAGTGACGATAATAGATGGACAGAGGTACAGTATCTAGCGCAAGAGGGTGTATTTGATAGCTTAAGAAATATAGCTGCTAATGATCCAGATCTAAATCAATATAATGACACTGCTCCTTATTTATTAAAAATTAAAAAAACACCAAGAAGATTTATATCTCGTTTCGATAAGGACGATAAAATGATGATTCAGTTTGGTGCAGGTATTAGTGCTGGGGACGACGAAACAATTATACCGAACCCTGATAATGTAGGTTTAGCTTTACCGTACGGTGTGAATGGTGAGACATCAATCGATCCATCTAACTTTACATTTACTCGAGCATATGGTCTAGCACCATCCGACACTACATTAACAGTTAGATATACCGTGGGTAATGGTGTTACTGACAATGTTGCATCAAATACATTAACGGATATTACTTCAGTAACGTACACAACAAATAGTACAGGATTAAATAATAGTTTACTCAATCAAGTAAAGGGATCTGTCGCGTGTACAAATCCAGTTGCTGCTAGCGGTGGTAGAACATCACAGGATATTGACGAGGTAAGAAACAATGCATTGGCTCATTTTGCTGCGCAGAATAGGATTATTACAAGAGAGGATTATATTGTCAGGGCGTATTCAATGCCTTCAAAGTTTGGAGCAATCGCTAAAGCGTATATTGTACCTGACGATCAATTAGACAGCTCCACTCCTGCAGGTACTAGAATACCAAATCCTTTAGCTCTAAATCTGTACACATTAGGATACGATAGTAACACAAATTTAACCAGACTTAATTTAGCTGTTAAGGAGAATTTAAAAACATATTTAGATCAATTTAGAATGCTAACCGATGCTGTTAATATTAAGGATGCATTTATAATTAATATAGGTATCAATTTTGAAATTATTTCAAGGCCTAACTATAACGATAATGAAGTTATATTAAGATGTATTGCAACATTGAGGGATATGTTCGCAGTTAAGAAATGGCAAATTAACCAACCAATAATAAAGGCAGATATTTATACTGAATTAGATAAGGTTGATGGAGTACAAACAGTTACTAATTGTGAAATAATTAATTTATGGGATTCAACACAGGGGTACAGTGGTAATATTTATAATATTGAAACTGCTACTAAAAATGGTATTATTTACCCGTCACTGGATCCGTCAATATTTGAAATAAAATATTTAGATTCTAACATTAAAGGTAGAACAGTAAGCTTATGATTTATTCTATATTCGCAGATTTCGATACAACACTTTACGAAGCTTCGTCAAGTCTAAATACAGGCTTAGACCAGATACTTGAGCTCGACAAGGCTGTTAAGCCTGCAACTTCACAATCTTATAATTCGAGAGCACTAGTAAAATTTGATCTAGCGAGTATATCTCAGTCAATTGTAGACGGGCTAATTACTTCACCATCCTTTCATTTAAGAATGTTTGCTACAGACGATCAACAGGAAATACCTGCTATATATACATTAAGGGCTTACCCTGTGTCTGAGAGCTGGGATAGAGGGATAGGTAGAAGATATAATAAACCGTCTGTTACTGAGGGAGCGAGTTGGAAATATAGGGATGGTGTAGATGCAGGTACACAGTGGGCTACTAGTTCGTTTACAGCGGGTGTAACTGGTTCGTATGCAGCTGTTGTTGGAGGAGCTAATTGGTACACTACGAGCTTTGCAACACAGAGTTACTCTTACTCAGCCGTAGATATCGATATGAACACTACTACGATAGTTCAAGCTTGGTTATCAAGCTCTATAACTAACAATGGGTTTATAGTGAAGAGGTTGACGAGCGACGAGCAGAGTTTAACAAGTTTAGGGAACATACAATTCTTCTCAACACAGACACATACAGTATATCAACCTAAATTGGAGGTTAGGTGGGATGACAGTACCTTTAGTACAGGTTCATTAACACCGTTAACTGATGAAGATGTGACTTTATATTTTCGAAATCTAAAAACAGAATATAAATCAGGAGCTAAGGCTAAGCTCAGAGTCTATGGAAGAGCTAAATTTCCGACTAAAACATTTGCAACTTCTTCAGCTTATCTAGATGTTAAATACCTACCAACTTCGTCGTACTACTCCTTGAGAGATGCATATACAGAGGAAATTATTGTTCCATTTGACGATAACCACACTAAATTGAGTTGCGACTCAAATGGGAATTACTTTAATTTATGGATGGATGGGTTACACCCTGAAAGATTTTATAGATTTATAATAAAGATAAAACGAAGTGATACAGATATAGAATATTTTGACAATGATTATATATTTAAATTGGTTAGATAAAAGTGTTCAAGGATCCAAAAATACAAGACAAGGTCAATAGAGCGTTATGGGACCTTCAATCGATTGATAAAGAAAAACAGGAGGTTGAGGAGAAGATAAGTGCTGTTGAGTCTAAGGAAAATGTATATGATATTTGGGGTGAGAGTATTGACCTTGAGGAAATAACAAGGAAGCTTATTAAAAAATATGCCGGGCAGGATGGGTATGATGCAATAACATCTAATCCAGAGGATAATCCAGCTACTTCCACTACACAAGATCAAGGCAACCAACCACCTGTAAGGAGTGTAGATAGGACTCCATCAGGTTATATACTAAGTAATCAGGATAAAACTGAACAGGTACCGTTACGGATAGAATTAAAAAATCAAAAATTTGACGTAGAGATATTTGATAAGAAGATCGATGTATTAATACGTGAATTAGTACCCGTGGATGTTTCAAGGTTAAGTGATAGAGTCGAAACGGAGTTAATGACACTCGAGGAACAGTTAGCTGCATTACAAGGACAATTGGATGATAAGGATGATGAATTGGGACGACTTAACGATCAACTCGAGGGTTTAACGGGACAGGATGATCAGGTATACCCTGACGGTACAATATTAACAATACCTGAAAAGACTTGGTCTTATATCGTACATAAAGGTAAGTTAAGATTTATACCAGATATTTTCGTGCAGGACAACACGTATTCAGCTCAACAGTCCGGGTATCCTATCACTGTAACGCAGCCCGTCACTGGTAAGTCATTGTTAGAGACTATATTGAATGCATACCAGGGTTCTATTAAGACAGTTACTTTAGATGATTTAAGGTTAATGGATGAGGGATACGTTACAGAATATATAGTTAATCCAACCCGTGATACTGTTACAATTAAAATACCAGACCAACCACAACCGTACACAGTCAATCTAGGATTATCGTACGATGAAAACGGGAACGTAGAATTAGATGAAGACGGGTATCCGATAGAGCGTACTAAGGTTGAGATGGGTCCTGCGGATCCGGTTAAGATTGGTAGCACTCCACCTAGTCAAACAGTTAATATAGGGACGCAGTCCGGAGCGGCCGCCGCGGCTGAAACAGCAGCTATAAATAATGCTGATGCAATAGCTACATTACAGGCAGAGATAGTCGAGATTGAGACTAGGATGGGTGAGTTGAATGCACGTATGATTCAAGCTATAGATGATACAGGGTTTAACGACACTAATACAGGTATATGGAAAGCTCGTGTAAATAACGGTGAGTACAGTAATTTTGTTGACGGTAATGGAGATTTACAGTCAGGATCTGCGGTTCGACGGATATCGAAAAATTATCGCCAAGCAGGGTATGGACCTGATAGTGAGGACTCACTTCAAGAGGTAAGTAATATAAGTATAGTACTCAAGACTGATTTAGCTAATAAACAGAGTGAGTTGGCGGGATTACAATAATGTTAAAGGATTATAAAAATATAGATTCAATACTAGTTAGTACACAACCTACTCGAGGGGATAGACTTACGGAAAAGGACTTATTAGTTCTTAAATATGAAAATACTACACCTTCATTTGATGCCAACGAAAATGAATTAATTGAATTTCATGTATATGATATTGACGGTAATTATATTACTTCTAATCATAACGCGGAGTACAAGAAAAAGAAACCTAAATCAGATGTTACAGACAGCATCGTTAGAAATTATTATTTTGATATACATGAAGCGGTAAGAGATTTAGGATTACTATCAGGTGAATATAAATTTTCACTTAATTTTTACAAAAATATTATAGGATCATTTGACGGTATTAAGTTAGCGTTAACAGAGATATCCCCATCAAGAAAGGAGATACGATTAAAGCCAGTAGATGATTTTTCAAATTACACTGGTGGGCTTAGTACCTTAGATGCAATTAACGATGTTGATTTTATAGTTAACTTTGGTAACGACTTAACCGCTACGGCAGTTAATTGGTTGGTCGACGGAACAACGGATACAGAAACAACGATAGTCATACGATTGTACGAACCACTTTCAGATGATATTGAGATTGGGGATGAGTCTTGGATTGCAGATGAGGTGTCTTCACCCTATATTGATAATATTAAAGTGATAGGAGCTCCCGTACCAGTACTACAAAATAATGTCAAAGGTCCAAATTTCGATATTGTTACTGACTATAGATTAAAGACAGAGACGGATTTTAAAACATGGAATCAGCTATTAGGTTCCGGAGTGTCAACATCCCAACAATTAATAGATACGTACTTTAGCGGTAGTTTAAGTGGTATTAAATTAAATATCGATTACTGTGAATTCGAAAACTTCGTGCATTTTAGTTCAGCTGAAGAGAGGATTAAGAATTTTAAATATAAGCTTGAATTAATAGAGCAGTATGATGCTACGTTAACGTCGATTAATACATATACGGGATCTGTAGGTGATAACACCACGGTTACTACAAAGAAACGTAATGAGATAATATCTGGATTTGATGATTTTGAAAATTATTTATATTTTCAAAGCGGTAGCGGTACATTTACTTTTGGAAGTTGTTCTATACACCCGTGGCCTAAGAAACCGGACTCGAGGGTTACTACCCCGCTTACTTGGCAACAGGCTCAGCAGCAATGGAGTAATGCTAATTTTTCATTCCAGCAAGGAGGTGTAGTTGATACGTATCCAGCTATTAAGCCCTATACGCTATACGATGTAACATCATCGATATCTACTAACTGGTACAATGCTGCAATATCATCAGCGTCTCTTTACGATAAATACAACGATAGTAGTTTAGTAAAAACAATACCGGAGCATATTAGAGTCGATTCTGGTAATGAACAGTATGATGTATTTGTTAATATGATGGGCCATCATTTTGATATACTGTGGACCTATATATCTCACTTAAATAAAACAATTACTAGGGAGGAGCATCCTACTGAAGGGATGGCTAACGAGCTATTATTTAACGTAGCTAAATCGATGGGATGGAATTTATCTCTAGGAAACAATACAACGGATCTTTGGGAATATACTTTAGGGACGAATCAAGCTGGTGCGACACAACAAACGGGATCAGTAGAGAGTAAACCTAGGGGACAGGTTACGAAGGAAATATGGAGAAGGATTGTTAACAACTTACCGTTTCTATTAAAAACGAAAGGTACAGCTCGTTCTGTTAAGGCACTTTTAGCTTGTTACGGGATTCCTCAAACTTTATTATCTATAAGGGAGTACGGTGGACCTAAGTTACCGATTTCAACAAAAAAACCAGTTTACGTAAAAGATGATTATTCGTACGCACTTAGGGTGAATGGTGGTCAGTATATTTCGTCGGCTTGGTTACCAGTAAAGACTGGCTCATATAAAACACCAGACACTTTAGAGTTGAGGTTTAGGACGAAGGATGGTCTAAAGGAATCTATTAGTGGTGTAACTGTATTACAGGGAGGGTTTGGACCGAGACCTGAATGGTACGTCACAGCTGTTCCATCCGGTAGTAATAAACAAAAGGGAAATTTAAATTTCTATCTATCAGGTTCTAGTGGATATAAAACGGGCTCAATTACTGATGAATACTTATTTGATGGTAACTGGGCAGGTTTAATGGTTAGGAGGGATACGAGTACTGATATTACAGGTTCGAATAACTCTTATACTGTATTTCTTAAAAAACATAAATATAGTAAATTAACCACTGATGCATCTGCGAGTATTGCTATTAACGGGGCAACGGAGTATTCATATAATCATGCATGGAAACGACCGGATAGTGCAGGGACCGTATCAGTGCCAAAGGTACACATCGGGTGGGGAGATAATCCTTCAGGTATAAGTCATTTTTCAGGTTCGTATCAAGAAATAAGATATTGGGCAAAGCCACTTGATGAGGAGGATTTTGCTAACCACGTTACATCCCCATCTGCGTATGACGGTAATTCAATAACATCATCGTATCAGCAATTAAGATTTAGAATACCTTTAAGACAGAAATTCGATCTTTCAATCTCATCGAGCTTAATGTCTCAGCACCCGAATCAAAATATATTAGAGTTTGAGGGAGGATATGTTACATCAGCTAGCTTTGCAGGATTTGTTAGTCAAAGTAGTTTTTACGGTGTCGATGAAACATATTATATAGAAAACCCATCAATGGGTGGTAATAACTTATGGAGTGAAAAGGTAAGAGCTGAGAGTAGTACTTTAACAGGATTTTTAAATACTGATACAAGGAAAGAGAAATCAACATACGATACAGCTCCGGTTGATTCACCGAGATTAGGAATATACTTCTCACCTCAAAATTCCATTAACGAAGATATTTTTAATCAATTAGGGTTTTTTGAAATAGATGATTACATTGGAGCTCCTGATTCAGTATATGAAGATGACTATCCTGAATTAAAATCACTGTCATGGGATTACTGGAAAAAATATTCTGACAGAAATAATTATAACGAATACTTAAGGATGATATATCAGTACGATATGTCGTTATTTAAACAAATCGAACAACTACTACCTGCACGTACTAAAAAGCTAGACGGGGTACTGATTGAGCCTAACATACTGGAAAGGAGTAAGGATAGAGTAATAGATCAAATGACTTGGGAGGAGCCCTTCTACAGTATGTCACTGGATCAATCTCAGATCAACCCAACACCGACTGGAAGTTTTATATTAAATGAAGCGTCTATGTCTCTTTACCCTGCAGATAATATATCAGGTAGTTACGATAATTTACCTACCGCGCATATAAGCTTAAGCCTGTCCGTTAACCCTGCTGTTTATTCTGTGGATTCATTTTACAGTAACATTGTTAGTGGTTATCCGCTAGTGCTGCCAGTAAATAATGGTTCAGGTACAGACTGGACAATACTTAGTAACGCAACAGGAAGTTTTGATAACAAGTACACCAGTGCATATTTATCTGCTGGTGCTTATTCTAAGAAATTATTGAGTTATACATTTGATGGTATTAATAAAGCTTCGCTACCACCTAGTGAGAGCATCGATATAATGGGTATAGAGTGTACATATCATTTGTCTGCTTCTAAGAATGATAGGATGTATGATTATAGTGTACGGCTAGCTAATGATGATGGATTTTTTCCTAGTGATTTAGCTACATCTCAATCCATAAACGGTGGTGTTACTCGATCATACGGTGGACCAACAGAGAGGTGGGGTACTACCGCGGAGGTGCTGAGAGAAATTATATATAATGTTGAAGGTGGCTTATATGCTACATTTAAGGCTCAAAATAGTGGCGCGGGTACACACTATGTATATGTTGATAGTGTTAAGACTACCGTATATTATCAATTAAAAAAAGCAGAAATACCTTACTATGAAGCTGAGGGATTAACTCCTACAATAATGGATAATAGAATTTATCCCGGAGTTTACAATACTGTAACACACAGTATATCTAGCTCATTGAATAATCCTATAACTAGGTACACAACTCATGAGACTGGTTGGGAATACTGTAAGGAGGTTACTCAGTCGATAGGGTTATTGGGGGACGTGCCATGGTTTAATATTAATAATGTAACAGGATCCCCGGATGATGTTTATGCGGATAATCCAATATCTGGACTAGTTGGTAACTTTATAGTAGGCCGTAATTACGGGTTTACATTTCCGTCTGAATCTATATTAATGGGATGTCGTATACACCTTCCTTTTAGTGTCAGTGGTGTAACTATCACTAATCCACCTAAAGTGGCGATTAGTAATACTATACTTGTTAAGAATTACGAATCAAACGGGATGAATTACTTAAGTCAAAGTAATAATGCGTTCGCTACGAGTGATGTGTATCCTGTTGGAGAGTATGATGTATATACTGGATCTCCCAACTATCGATTAACGAGTAGTTATTATGGTAATCCGGAACAGGATATAGGTATATATACATCTTCAAGCTTTGGCGTAGCTGTAAGTTTCGCGAAGGTCTTTGCTCTCCCACCATCGAGTATTAATACAACGGCATCGCTGGATACTATAGGACTTAAACTGTACTATAAAACACCGTACTATGTCGAAGCTACAGATACGGTAGAATTTTTACCTCAAGGAACAGCTAATCACAGGTATGAGGGAAGTAAGGTAACGTCTGCTGATTTTAATGTGGATTCACCTGATACAATTGACGGTGGACCAGTGGTAGAGATAACAAAAGCAAATCCAAATAAATTTATAGTTTCACCGACTGGAGCGTCAGGAAGTATCAAGGTGTTATAATTTTTAATTTCAATATATTTATATATGAACAAAATAAATTAATTCAAGGGAAGTTATGGGGTATTTAAATAATTCAAGCGTTACAGTTGACGCTATTTTAACTAATAAAGGAAGAGAGTTATTATCTAAGGGAAGAGATGAGTTTAATATAACTCAGTTTGCTTTAGCAGATGACGAAGTAGATTATAATCTATGGAACCCAGCACATCCACTAGGGTCTAATTATTACGGTATTATTATTGAAAATATGCCACTAGTAGAGGCGTTACCTGATGAATCACAAATGATGAAATATAAATTAGTGACGCTACCAAAAGACACGACTAGAATTCCTGTTATTAATATCGCTAATTCTTCTATCGTATTAACATCGGGTGGGGATGTGGCTACAATTGCACCTAATACTTCTAACTTCGCGAACGGTAATGCAACATTGGGATATACTTGTATTTTAAGTAATTCAGATGCAGCACAATTAGTAGTAAGTTCCGGAGGAGCGTTAACAACTGCAGGAGCTTCTCCATCAGTACCGAGATTTATTGGTGATACGGAATCAGCTCAATCGGTAGCAGTAAGTGGATTTTCATTTGATATAATAGCTAAAACACAAATGACGTCAGATGCTACGGCTACTATAACGATTATTGGAAACGAAACAGGTGGTAGAGTGACAGCTACTCTAACAGTTAAACAAGCGACTGTATTTACGTCAGGTACAACATAATATAAAAACAGATAAACAGTTATGGCAAGATTATCATTAAATTTAAGACAACAACGTAGGGATGTCCAATCGGTTAGTGAAGCTTCAAAAGGTGATGTGGCTGATCGAGCTGCATTTAATATTGCAGTTGAGGAGAGGGCGAATATAATTGCTCAGAAAATTCAAACAGCTAACGCTCGTGCAGTACAAACAACTAACAGTGGTAAGGTATTCTCTATATTTGATGTAGGAAATGATGTGGTTTTAAATCAGAAAAAAACAGTAACGAGGGGATTGTGGACAGGTAATGTTGGTGAGTTGGTTACTTTTTATACTTCATCTACTGAAACTTCAACACAATTTAAATACTACGTAGATGTACAGAATAGTGCATCCCTTGGTAATGGAGGAGCGACACAATTTGCTGTAGCGTACGGTAACAGATTAGGGAGTGGGTCTTATTCGGATGGTCAGTTAAATGACTCCACTACAAAAGCTATTTACTCTCAATATAGAAATCTATTATTAGATCCTAACGATACACAATTTACCTTTAAAACGGGAGTTGACTCAACGAGAAATTCTGATAGTATTTACATTGTAAATATTCAGCGCGCGAGATTAAGAGACAAGATTGATCCAGGTAACTGGGAATTAAACTTAGCACAAATTACAGGTTCTAATGAAGCTTCTCCTAATAGTGGTTCAATAGGAACTGGGTCGTTTGTTAATGCTACTTTATGTAATACTGTTATATCTTTAATAGATGATTCAGGAGATAGTGCACAGACAGTTTCGACTGCAGGTGGACAAACAGCTGCAGTATATAATGTAGTTAGTGGGTCTATTAATAATGGAGTCTATAAAGACGGTTCAGGAGCCATACATTATTATGGATTAGTATATCCTAATACAGGATATGCAGTACTAGATGATTTACCTTTAAATCAATCATGTTCATTTAATACTGTTACAGCATCAGCTGTTGAAGGGTATAATGCATTTAAGCTATTTAACTCAATTTCAGGATCAGCTGTTGTTGATGCAACAAAGGGATTTCAAGCTAGGAATTCAGAAATTATAACTTCAGCTAATTATTTTGTAAGGGTTAAGAATGGAGATTATAATTTTTCTAATAACCCTACTTTCGCTACAGGGTCTACGGGAGAGTTTACACAACCTACATTCTATAAGGATCCTAAAGTATATCTTACAACTGTCGGACTTTATAACGATAGACAGGAATTACTGGCAGTAGGTAAATTAAGTAAAGCTACAATTAAATCATTTGACAGGGAAGCGTTAGTACGAGTTAAGTTGGATTTCTAGTAAATTAAAACTCCTTCATATTTATATTATATAAAGGGTTCCGTTTATTATGACAAGTAAATCTAGAGTTACAGTATTTAAACCAATTGACGCGAGCGATTATTCAGTAACACCATTCAAGGCGCATAAAAATTATTACTTCAATCAAGGTAATTACAGTGCTAGTTATGGTGCGAATATATTTGTCGGCCACAGTACTTCGAGTGTTAAGATTCCAATAGGGGCAAATGATGCCTTAACCTATCCAACTACTTCATTAGGGAAATACCAGCAAGTAATACATAATTCAATCGATAATATGTTTTATGCTCGATCTGATAAACCTTTTGAGAGTTACGGTACAGATGATATATTTTTAAGTAAAAGAAATTTACCTGGAAGAGTTAACGTTATATCTGTACCGCAAAAAATGTACGGTGAGAATATAAAACCGGGATCAGTTACTATAGTAGATAGTAGTAGGAGTGGTAGCTATGGTGATATAACTACTATAAGTTTATCTGATGATAGGAAAGAAAATCTTTTAGATGCGGTCATAGTAACCGGTTCATTTGCATCTTCAAGTGCATTAGTAGGATATTGGGGATTTAATGAATTTTATAAAGATCAAGGTACTGAGTATTTAGGGTTTACTAATTACGCTAAGGATGGTTTAATAAACAAACATCCAGCGTATCTGAATAAAGTAAAATTTAGTGAGGGTATTACTACTACAGGTGCTGTTAATGAGAGGAGTGGTGTAAGAGCTAATTTCCCGACAACCGGGAGCATGAGGATCTATAATCATAAAGATTTTAACTTTAGGTCTAATAAGGATTTTGCGATATCGTTTTGGGCTGAAGCTGGATATCAGCAGGATTCAACAGATCGTTTCGGAAACATATACAGGGAAAATACTATTATATGTAAAGATGGTCGAGGTGAATATCCTGCCTATTCACTTACACAGGGACTGTCATTCAAAAAGGATGTCGAGTCGACTGGATGTTATCCTTTTAAAATTCAATTAAATAATCACAGGGCAATAACTAGTGGTGATAGAGGTAAGATCCAATTTAGTAGGAGTGATACAAATAATATCCCGACAGTAACTTCTTCAGCTGCATTATTTCCTAATTATGGAGGTACACAGCATCACATACTATGTCAGAGATCATCAAGTTATTTACAGATATGGGTGGATGGAGTTTTAAGTAACCAGGTACCGGACACTACGGTGGGAGATACACATAATGCGAGTGATTTATGGATAGGAGGAAGTGGTATTGGTGATTATTGGTACTCTGGTAGTATCGATGAATTAAGGATATATAATGAAGCGCTACCAACGGAAGCTATATTATCACTAGCTAATAATCATTACATAACATCATCAGCGTATCAAACTAATGTCGCGGGTAATGTATTTTACAGTACAGGTCATGTATGCATAACTCCCACATTACCGAAGTATAAATATATATTAACTGGCCAGACTGGGAACCTGGATTATGGTACCGTTGATGAATATGGGTTTAGTTTAAGCTATAAAGGTAGTCACACTATATATGAAAATCAAGCTATATGTAAGATTGATGCATCAGATTTTAATTTATCTATAAACCCTACTTTAAGACCAGATAACGATCCTGACAGTTACGCTGTGGATGGGTTTGTGAGCTCGTCTGCATTTAACCCGTACATAACTACTATAGGATTGTATGATGATAATGGTCAAATGTTAGCTATAGGAAAGCTAGCTCAACCAATTAAGAATCCTGATAACGTTGATTTAAATATTATCGTTAGATGGGATGTTTAATTTAAATAATATACTATATGCCAAGAAAGAAATTGTCAATACGAGCTCTCGCTCGGAAACATGGGTTTAGATCCGGCCTGGAAGATCGAACAGCATCACAATTAGATGAAAATAAAATTAAATACGGTTACGAAACTTTAAAGATTTCGTACATTAAACCAGCAACGGACCACGTATATACTCCTGATTTTGTCCTACAGAAGAAAAAGGGCGGTGATATGATTATTGAGACAAAGGGTAGGTGGGTTGCAGAGGACAGAAAAAAATTAAAGTTAATCATAGAGCAGAACCCTGGTATAGATCTACGTATATTATTTCAAAATCCTAATGTAAAGATACGTAAGGGATCTAAGACTACGTACGGTGATTTTGCAGGTAAGTTAGGTGTACTGTGGGATAAAGCACCGTTACCTGAAAAGTGGTTAAAAGAATGTAAATAACTTTATTTACAGAAAAGTTGGAAGTCTGCAAATTTTTTATTATTTTAAATAATTTAATTATTAAAAAGTAACTTTAATTAATTAAACATTAAAAACAATATTATTAATAATAATTAACAATTAATATATTAATTATATAATATAACATATACGAACTGTACGCAGCTGAAGAATAACATTGTTAATAGTTGTTTTATTCAGAAATAGTTCGTATATTTAATTATATACAAATAATGTATGTCAGATATAAAGTTAGCTAATCTCTTAGATTCAGTAATAGGTAAAGGATACACCACTAGTGGTAACAATAGAGCATACTATTGTCCTTTCTGCAGACACCATAAACGTAAATTAGAAGTAAATTTATCTACACAATACTACCAGTGCTGGGTATGTAATACCAAGGGTAGATCATTACTGACATTATTTAAGAAGCTTAAAGTTGATAGTACTAGGTTTAATGAACTTACGACTCTAGTAAAAGTAGGGGATAGATCTAATAATTTAAATTACCTTACAAAAAAGAAAAAGGTAATAGATAGCGTAACGTTACCAGTAGAATATAAACCACTGTGGGTACCTAATAAGGGAGTTGAATATAAAAATGCTATATATTATCTTAATAAGAGAGGTGTCACTCCATACGATATATTAAAATACAGAATAGGATACTGTGAATCAGGAGAGTACAGTAAGATGGTGATCGTACCGTCATACGATGCATCAGGGGAATTAAATTACTTTGTTGGTAGGTCATATTATTCAGCGTGTAACTTTAAACATAAAAACCCTAAAATAAGTAAAGATATTATAGGATTTGAAATGTTTATTAATTGGGCGATGCCTATAATATTAGTTGAAGGGAGTTTTGATGCTATAGCTATTAAACGAAACGCTATACCACTTTACGGTAAAACAATACCAGAAGGGTTAAAGAGGAAAATTATAAATAAGAAAGTAAAAGAAATATATATTTGTTTAGATAAAGATGCTATTAAAAATGCAGTCAAATTTGCAGAGCAGTTTCTAAACGCTGGTTTAAATGTATATTTTGTTGAATTAGGTATAAAGGATCCATCAGAATTAGGATTTGAAAAAATAACAAAAAGAATTATAAGTACAACACCACTCACGTTACGTAAGTTGGTGGAATATAAATTATTTACATAATGGAAAAGGTTAAGATTGATATAGGGAGAAGTGTGAATAAGATTTATCACTTTGCTGATATTCATATTAGAAATTTAAAACGACATAAAGAATATCGTCAGGTGTTTGAAAAGTTATATAATGAACTAAAAAATGACGTTACTGATAATAGTTTAATTTACCTCGGTGGTGATATAGTACACGCTAAAACAGATATGAGCCCAGAGCTAATCGATATGGTACAGGATTTTTTTAAAAATCTAGCTGATATAGCCCCGACCATTCTAATAGCCGGTAACCACGATTGTAACTTAAATAACGAATCTAGACTAGACGCACTAACACCAATCGTAAAGGCTCTTGATCACGACAACTTTCACTACCTAAGAGATAGCGGTGTGTATGAAATAGGTGGGTGCAATTTTATTGTATGGTCTATATTTGATAAGGAGGAAAATTTCATTGATCCTAACACTGTTAAAGGGGAACATAAAATAGTATTATTCCATGGATGTGTAAATAACTCTCAAACTGATTACGGGTTTGAATTAGAAAATACTAAAGTAACTACAGATATGTTTGATGGGTGTGATTTAGGATTGTTAGGTGATATACACTTACATCAGTTCCTAGATAAAAAAGAACGTATCGGTTATTCAAGTAGTTTAATACAACAAAATCACGGGGAAAAGATAGATAATCACGGGTACGTAATATGGGATTTAGATGACTATAGCCATACATTTAAAGCAGCTGAAAATGATTATGGATACGTAACTCTAGAAGTTGATTGTGGTGAGGTGGTGGAAATGTCTAGAATACCTAAAAAACCAAGATTAAGGATAAAGTTTTCAGAAACAGATGCTGCAGACATAAAAAAAATTGTTACAAAAATAAAAAAGAAATATGAAGTACAGGATGTAGTATTGAATAGAGTTGACACTCTATCAAATCAAAAAAGCGGTGACCGTGAATCAGAAATTAATTTTGGAAATATTCGAGATGTAAATATTCAAAATAAATTAATTAAAGATTATCTAGATAGACAGTTTGGTGTTGAAGAAGGTGTTATGAATAAAATATATGATATTAATAATAGACTAAATCAACAACTCCCACCTGTAGATATATCCCGCAATGTTATTTGGTCCCCAAAAAAGTTTGAATTCAGTAATATGTTTTCGTACGGAGAGGATAATGTAATTGATTTTGGTAAAATGAAAGGATCATTTGGATTATTTGCTCCTAACACATCAGGTAAATCATCATTATTGGATGCACTTACATTTTGTTGTTTTGATAGAAGTAGCAGAGCTACAAAAGGCGGTCACATAATGAACACTAAAAAAAATACATTTTGGTGTAAATTTAATTTTGAAATAAACGGATTAGATTATTATATTGAACGAAAAGCCTTACGTAAAAAAGGACACGTGCGTATTGAGGTTAATTTCTGGGTAATCAATGAAACTGGTGAGCGCGTATCACTCAATGGAGAACAACGGAAAGACACTAACACGGTAATAAAAACATATTTAGGGGAATACGAAGATTTTATATTAACTACACTATCCTTACAAAACAATAATGCATCATTTATAGAGATGCCCCAAAGAGAGAGAAAGGAGTTACTAGCACAGTTTTTAGATATTAATATATTTGACGACCTATACGACCTGTCATCATCAGAGATAAGGGATGTACAGGTACTAATTAAAAATTATCAAAATGAAGATTTTTCAACACAACTAGTAGGTATAGATGAGGATCTTAAAACATACACTAATAAATTACTTAAAATAGAAAATCAGCGAAATAAGTTAATTACGTTGAGAGATGAATACAGAGATAAAGTCTTACAAGAATCAACGAAATTAGTAACCATTGATAAGAATATAAGTGGTATCCAGACCTTGAGAGAGGAAAGGGAGGATGCATCAGAAAAGATAGCTGTCAAGAACAAAAAACTTAATTTAATACTAGAGGAGTTTAGTAATGCAAAAGAATTATTAGAACTAACACAGCAAGGGTTAGATGAATATGATGAAGAGTACATTAATGATATGTTTCGAAATTTAACGCAATTAGAATCTAATAGTGTAGGAATTACTAACGAACTTGAAATGATGAAAATTAAAGTAGATCATAAACTAGAAAAGTTACATAGGTTAGAGGAGCACGAATACGATCCTGAATGTCAGTACTGTATGAATAATATATTTGTAAAAGATGCAATTCAAACGAAGCAGGAATTGGATGGAGATAAATTAATTGTAGGTGATTTAAAAATAAAACAACGAGAAATCGATACAACTATAGAGGCTTCGATGTACATTCGAAAGGAAAAAGATGAGTTAGATGATCTTCAGACTGATTTAAAAAAATACGAAACATTAATGTATCAATTTAAGGCACAATCATCAACCTTAAAATATGAATTAGAGTCTTTACAAAATAAATTAACCGTTACAGATAATAATATAGCTGTATACTATAAACAGGAAGATATAATTAAATCAAATGTAGCTATTAATAGTGTAATATCAGACTTTAATGAGATAATAGATGAAGCCGATTCACGATTAAGTGTTATAGATACTGAGCACAGGGCCATTAATTCTGATATTACAGTTATTAAAAATGATAAAAATAATATTAACACTTCAATTAATAAATTAAAAAAATTAGAAAATGAATATATAGCGTATGAGTACTATATGGATGCCGTTAAACGTGATGGTGTACCTTATGAATTAATAACTCGCGCTTTACCTAAAATTGAAAATGAAGTTAATTCAATCTTAACTGGATTAGTTGATTTTAATATTATACTAAACACTGACGGTAAAAATATAAACGCATTAATAGCTTACGATGAAGATACATTCTGGCCACTTGAACTAACATCTGGTATGGAAAAATTTATATCATCACTAGCCATTAGAACTTCATTAATATCGATAACGTCTTTACCGCGACCAAACTTCATTGCAATTGATGAAGGATTTGGAACATTAGATTCAAATAACCTAAATTCCATATTTATGCTATTTGATTATCTTAAATCTAGATTCGATTTCTTTATTACAATATCCCACCTTGACACTATGAGAGATCTAATGGATCATCTTATAGAGATTAAGAAAGAGAATTCCTACAGTAAAATACAGTATAACACATAATTATATATATAATAATGCAGTTATAGTGTATGATAAAGAAAAAAAGCTTATACCAAGGTTTAGATAAAATTAAACCGCTAATAGAAGACTCTTCTATAGATTCTCCAAACTATTTTAGATTAAAAGATGTACCTATATTACTCACAGGAGGGAAAAATCTAATTAAAGTTAGGTTAAATAATAATTTCTTAGAATTAGGATCTGATATTAAATTTGAAATATTAGATTTTAACGGTGATCCCATACATAGTGAGTTTACAAAATATGTAGCTAAGGACGGAGAAAGTCACGTAATATCAATCTACATATACAACGACACACCACCTGGTCTAGCAACAATGTACATGACTGGTGTAGCAAAGTACTTCCCAGATGGTAGGAGAGTATCATCTGATTACAGTAACGTATATAATGTACTGTGGAAGAGATCAGTGTTAGTTGCATCAGATAAAAGAAACAGTACAGAAATATTATTTGATCCAGAAAAATTTCCGTCCGCTAGTATACAGGAAGTAGTATCCCCGTATCTAAATAGAACATTTCCAACCGGTACTGAAATTGTTACATTCGGGTTGGGTCAAGTTAAATATCAACTACTTCAAGAGGCCCCTACACTATACTTAGAAGGAGCTCAGTTCTCTGCATCAATGGTGGGTGGTACATTAACTGTTACTACACCAACCAACCCACAACCAACACCGGAAAACGGAACAGTAAGCAATGCAACGTACACTACTAAGATAAAAAAAGTATTAAATACTAACAACTTATTATTGAGTAAAGCATATACTGTTGATCTAAATGAAAGTGCAGTAAAGAAACATACATACAATCAATTTGATTTATCAAATTATTCAATAACATATAAAGATACTCCTACATATACAGCAACGCAAAATTCAATGTCCTACGCTAGTATTACGTTAAGTGATATTGAACCTATAACAGGGGACGTATATAGAGTAAAAACATTTCGACAATCTCCTGGTGTAATATCCACGTGGCAACTGGTTGATGATAATATTTTAGAATCTTCAGAGATGCTAGTAGATACTACAGCATTAAATATTAATAAAAGAACAGGATTATTTCTTGATGCATCTGTAGTTAATCAGTACTGGAATATAGATAATTCAGACAATAGTATATCACCACCGCCCTCAATGTCATATCACATTGATCCACTAAACGACTCCCTTAAGGTAAATACCACTGAAATACCAGATAGAGAGGCGGTAAGATTATTCACTACCCAATCATTTGATTTCTATCAAAAAGGAGATTATGTGTTACAGTTTGATGCGTACGCAGAACAAACAGGTAGTGCAAGTAAGATTAATATATTCTTGTCAGGTTCTGGATTTGATTACGACGGTACAGAAAAAATTAAAGGAAAGAAAATAGGGTTCCTTAACCCGGGAACTAGCACTACTCGATACGATGATCACCAAATTGAGTTTGAAGCAGACGCTGACGGAAAAGGTACAGTAATATTTGAAATAGAAAAAGGTACGTGGTATTTAAGTGAAGTATCAGTGAAGTCGGGAGAAGAGACGGGATTTAATCCAAACAGTACAACAATAACTATCCCTATCGAAACACAAATGCTGGGAGACAAACTTGATTTTAAATTTGAATATTTTGATTACGAAAACAACCAAGCAAGTCACGTAACATATTTAAAAGATCAATCCTTTGTAGGAGGTAACACATATATAGATGGAGCTAACAATCTATTAACAGGTTCTATGTACATTGGAAGAGAATTCGGAAAAGGCCTAGAACAATCTGGAAGATCCTCAGGTATGATTAGATCAACTGGATACTTAGGGTTTACATCTGCATCAAAAGGAACTGGACCTGCCGGATGGATGATGTGGTCTGGTTCTGCAATAAAGGATATCGCTCCGGGGGAATATGGTGGTGTAGGATTAGATCTTCATGGAGGACAAGCCACGCTCGGTAATATTGGAGCGAGTCCCGGGGTACTACAATTTAGAACAGATAATAGACAACTATTCATTAAGGGAGAGATTCGAACCAGGTTCGATGACGGTAGGACTATGAACCCACCACAAAACCTACCTAAACGATTTATATTATCAGATCAAACCAATACATTTAGATTTTACGAAACAGGTAGTCTGCTAACACAACCTATCGTTGAAGTAGGTAGTCCATTTGTTACACCATATTATTTACCCAATCAAGAGTTTACACAATCAGGTATCAATATAGTTCAACCTTCAGAATATGAAGGTCATCCAGGTGTACAAGGTAATAGTGTAGCTGGTGTAGTAATAAGAACAGAACGAACAGGTTCAGGAGGAGGTGGTATAGAAGATGTTAATGTAGGAGAAGTAATACACACTCCCACCAGTAAAACATGGTTTATTAATTCTGGCTCAGCTGGCTCGATCGCATTCGATCAAATGAAAGTATATCGTGCAGATGATACCGCTATAGCACACTCAACATATATATCTGGATCTAAAGCAAGTATTGCCTACGATATACTTTCAGAAGGCACTAACGCTGTAGGTATAAACATACATCAAACAAAAGGAACTGGTACCGCAGCTGCAATAGATATCGTACAAGCCAGTGCAGGTACAACTGTATATGGTGTAAAGGTAGGATCATTAAGTGGAACGACTAGATACTCATTTTATCACAACCAAATACCTGGCAGTGGTGGAGAAATACTAAATCTACCTACCTACTCTAATATTATTACATCAACAGTTAGGGATTTACAAATAGACGTAACTGGTGAGTTTGGATATGTTTCATCAGATAAAAGATTAAAAAATAATATAAATCCAATCCCAAATAGTTTAGAAATTGTTAAAAATTTAAACGGTGTATTCTTTAAATGGAATGAAACACCAAATCAAGAAATGAGAGATATAGGGTTAATAGCTCAAAATGTACAACAGCATATACCTGAATTAGTATTTGAAAATGAACAAAATGGGTATTTAGGAGTACATTACAGGAAAATACCTGCTTTACTTATAGAAGCAATCAAAGAGCAGCAAGAAATAATTGAAGATTTACAAACAAGAATTGAACGGTTAGAACATAAATTATAGAGTTGGTACAGTATTTTAAACATTATTGAAATTACTTGATATTTATATACGAAAAACTATAGTTTTAGAAAAATACAAGCAGGAATTCCTAAATGGCAAAAGATTTAAGTAATTTATATATATCGAGTTCCTTTCAACGGTTATTACAAGTAGATCCAGATGATGGTGTAACTATAATAAACGGTTCGGGATCATTTGAGACATTAAAAATATCAGGGTCCCTTACGATTACAGATACGTTATTCGCAGAAAGGATGCGTGTATCACATTCAATAATTTTTACGAGTGGTTCAACTATATTCGGAGATGAGTTATCAGATATCCACGAATTTACAGGATCAGTAAATATTACCGGATCAACAACATCAGATTATTTTATAGGTGACGGAGCAGGTCTAGTAAACCTACCTACAGTTGGAGGTAGTGATGTATGGTATGATGGCGGGACGTACGCAACAGCTTCAGCTGAAGTACAAATTACAGGCTCATTTAAAGCCTCTGGCTCATCAATTATATTAAACGACTTAACATATCCATCAACAGATGGAGATGAGGGCCAAGTTATAGTAACAGATGGTGCAGGTAATTTAACCCTAGGAAATGGTGAAAGATTAGATTTACAAGTAAGAAATGATGAGGGCGTTAATTTAGATGCTGGTACTCCTGTCTATTCTAAAGGGGAGATTGGTGGTAGTAATAGAATATTAGTGGGGAAGGCAGATGCATCTGATACATCAAAAATGCCATCCATTGGTATATTGGCTCAAGACCTAGACACTACAGGTAACAAAGATGGTTATGCTGTCGTCACTGGCGTTTTAAATGAAAATATAACTGGATTTACCGGCTTATCTGATGGTGATACAGTTTATGTCGCCAGCGGTAGCACCTTAACCACAACAAAACCAATAGGTACTAATCTCATACAAAATATGGGTATCATTTTAAAAACAAATGGTACAATAATACAAGGATTAAAAGTATCGTCAATAGATAGAACAAATGACATCCCTAACCTCCTAGAAAATCAAATATTCTATGGATCAGGTTCAAACCAAGCTTACCAAACACATATATCAGGTGCTTTAGATGCAACTGTAATAAATAATATAACATCATCAGGAAATATAAGTTCAATTAAATTTATATCATCTGGAAGCAGTGATATGGGGTTCGATTTTCAAAGTGGTCAAACCGGAATGCTTCGAAATGGGTACTATAGTTGGCATGGTATAAATTCTGACACAGCGAATGATAATAAATGGCAAACCATCGGAAGCTTCGCCTACTCAGATTATACTTCAAAATCAGGAAGATTTTTAGTTCAACTATACGGAGGTTCAGCAGCTCAAGCTAAAATGGCTGAACTAGATTGGAGCTTTAAACATCAAAGTGGAAGCGGTGGGCTCCCGAGTACAGCGAGTTTCTATTCAATTATTAATAGTTACGGAAGAGAGGCTTTACCTTCAAGTTCAATTGCTGTGTTACGGGATGGTAATATGCATTCCGGGTCAATTAACTTTTATATCTATATTGATGAAGAATACACCAGTCCTTTCATAACATCTATAGGTAATACAGACTTTCAATTTTCTTCATCTATAGTAGGAGCTACACTAGGTGGTGAAACCGATGCAGGGTTTTATACAAAACAAATAAATAATGGAATTACTGTAGATTCTAACAATTACGGATATGTAGGGATTGGGAAAACTGTACCAGCAACAACATTAGACATTGAAGGTGATACCTATATAACAGGATCATTAAGCATAACCGGTGATATTGAATCTTCTACAGCAATCAATATAACTGGTCCGTTAACCGCGAGTTATATCGCGATAACAGGTACAAATCACTACACTAGTGGATTATCCACATACCCACACTTAGTTATATCCCCTACAGGGGGTAATTCAACTGCAATAGTTTCACAAGATAGCGATTGGAGTAACAGATTTTCAGTCCAGCATAGCTGGAGTGGTATAGACATAGGAGCGTATAATAATACACTACATGGGTCTTTAGGAAATCGATTAACACTCTCTACATTTAACACACAGCGTATATTCATCGGAGCGTACGGTGATGTATGCATAGGACCTATAATTAATGGAGATTCCATGGCATCGCTACCGAGTGGAGGATTACATATAACTGGTTCAGACAATGGCCCGGTATTTAGGGTAACTAGTCCATCTTACGGATACACCAATGAAAATGATTTATTACTGGTCGACGGGAGAGGATACGTTAAATCAACTGCAGAGAATCAAATAACAGGCTCACTTAAAGTTGCAGGAAGCTTAACAGAAATGATTTCTCCTAGCGGATCAGATGCTGTATTACATATAATATCATCAGGGAGTGGAGATGTAGTATTAAAATTACAAGCTGATGATTCAGATACAGATGAAAATGATAATCCAAGAATAGAATTAGTACAAGATGGAGGAATAACAGGATCAGCAATTTACCACGGAGCGGGACATGCAACACCAAATAATCTTTGTATTGCAAACTCATTTGTCTATGAAGGAGGTATTAGTTTTTTAACAGGAAATTCTAATGGATTCACCAATGCAGTAGAAAGTATGTTTATAGAACCAACTGGAAAAGTTAGAACAAAAAGAAGCGCTGACGTAACAGGCTCATTAAATGTAACAGGATCAATAAATATTCAAGGATCCACGACATTTAAATTAACAGAGCAAGAATACACAGCTGACGGTCAATCATTTAATATCCCCGTCGATACTCGCTTTTATATAGCTTCTGGATCAGATAGTGTAATTCAAAGCGCTGGTATATTTACCGTACTACCGGATGCTACAGCAACAGATGTTGGTAGAGTTTACGACGTAATAAATAATTTACGATATGAAACACTTTACCTAAGTTCCTCAATTGCAGGGCAGTGTTACGGTGGTGGTGGGCAAGAACACATGGATGCATTCACACTAACCAGTGGTGGTACTACATTATCCGTGGTAAATACAGGAAAATCATGGGTACCATATTAAACGATGTACAAGAAAAAAAGGTGAAATAAAAAATGACTTACAATCCATTACAAACTGTTAGAGTAGATTTATTTAAAACTGATTTTGAATCTGGGTTACCAAGTGACATTACACTAGTCAATGACACTACTAATACATGGACACTTGGATCAGCTGAGACACATACCGGAGACACTGCTCTTTACATTAGCTCTGATACCGGTACCACTAATACCTACGATCACACATCACTACAAGTTAGTCATTTTTACATAGATGTAGATATTCCTGAAGTATCAGCAAAATCATATCTTGAATTTTACTATAAAGGTATAGGATCTGCAGACTCATCATACTTAAATGTATTTCAAATAGAGACTATAGCTGGTGTTTCAGCAGGTACTCAATACGACCCATATGACGGAGAGCCCCTTGGTTGGGATCCAAATTTAGGATATACTACAACAACTGGTAAAGCGTACGCACTGCAAAGTGTTTGGATGAGAGAGTTTATCGAACTTGATATATCTGATTACAGAGGTGACTCTAAACGTATATTGTTTACATGGGTAAACACCGGAAGCGAATTAGCTGCTAATAATCCTCCAATAGCTATTGATAACATTAGAATATTTTCAACAATGTTTCAAAACGAAGCATTAGGTCTGTAGAATGTATATATTATGAAATTCGGTATAATAAAAGATAGAACAAAGTGGAAGCGTGAAGGTAAATCTAAATTTACGTACGTTTCTAATCTAAGTGATGGTGATTACTACGATATAACATCTATAGCTAATTTAAATCGAATGGCACGTAAAGTCGGGTTAAGTAAACAAGTTGTTGAAGCAGCTATGCAGTCATTAATGACCGATAGAGGTGGATATGACAATTTACAAGAAACTGAAAAGAAGATTGTCGTAGACCGTGACATTGAAGTAACAAGTAATACAGGTACAAATAAGATTCTCTTTAATAAAGATAAAGAGTATATAATATACCAGGAAGGAGCTTTAGACTTTGACTTTGATTCATCTGACTTTGGTGAATCCGGAGTAACAATTACTATTAGATTGTACTGTAACGGGGCCCCTGTTAAGATCAACGGATACGGTATTGAAGAAATAAATTCCCAGTACAAGACGGGTAAATCAAAATTCGTCGTACTACAAAATGACGGTGTATTTCAAGTCGGATTTATAAACTTCCTTACCTTTAAGTACACAAAAGTAGATAGCACTGATGAAATCAGAGTATCTATACAAGCTATCCGAGAAGTAGCCCTAGGATCTTCCACAGGAGTCACAGACTGGAGTTCTAGCACATATTACAATATAGGAGATGATATCATATACAATTTAGTGCTTTACAACTGTATTGAAGCTCATACATCCACTACTGAATTTGAGCGTGAAAAATGGGAACAAGAGGGCGGCATCAGTGCAGAAGATGTTACGTCATTTGAAGAAGGTCTTGACTCTCTAGATTTCACAAATCCCGGTATATCTCTGTAAATTATTTTTTTATACAGCAGTTGTTTTCAATGTAAAATGATATTTATATTTGAAAATGACACACATAAACTTTCCTAATAAAGTTTCCAAATAAATTTAAGGGTTATTACAAATAGAGGTTAATTATTTTTAAAAATAATATCTTAATATAATAATAATATCAAGTATATAACACCATACAGAGGAAACACATAATACACAATACATACGACATTACTACTGATTGCGCACAGGTAGTATTTTTATTTTTTTTAACAATCATAAACAAGAGAACAAATTATGATGAGTAACAATAAACTCTTCGTGAACCTAGTAACAAACAAACTAGCAGAGATCGAAACAGGTAGAATAGCTGACTTAGAGGCCAAATGGGCCGAAATTTCAGCTAACCATACAGCAAAGAATAATACATCAGTAGCAAACTACAATAGTGCAGTAGCGAATGATGCCGCAGAATATTCAGCTGATGAAACAGCAGCAGTTGAAGCCCATAAAGCTGCAACGACAGCACTACAGCAAGCATTTTTCGGTCAAGGTGCAAGCCAGCTGGTAGAAAGTAGTGAATTTACCGGTCTTATGTCATTATTGACTAAAAATGAAGGCGATGCAAATGCAGCTGCAGCTGCAAAGGCTGAGAAAATAGCATCTGAATTCACTCAAGTAAGGGTTGATTTAGGGTCATTTACTGAACTTTATACTGCGGCCTACGGTGAGAATGGGTCTGCAAACCAAAGAATGGAAAGGCATACAGCCAACATTACAAATGCAGAGGCAATGATCGCTCAAGAGAATTCTGAAAAAGCAAAACGAGCAAGTGAAGACGTTTCAGCTGCTGCCCTTTATGCAAGCGATTTAGCTGAAAAAGAAAAACAACTAGCAGAGAGTACTGCGCAGTTAAATGGGCACAAAGCATCTCACGCTGCAGGTACAATGACTAATCAAGAATGGTTAGCAGTTGGTCCAGATTCGATAGAAAAAGTGTCTGAATTGACAGCTGACAAGGCAGCTTTAATAAGCAATAGAGCTGAGGATGTATCTCACTATACCGCACAGCAAAACCTGGCCGATGCAAGGATCAATATGTATGAAGGGGTAAAATCATCAGAGCAAAAAGTAATGGCTACAGAATTAGGTCCTGTTGACTCTGCAATTGATACAACTAATGAGAAAAAGTCTTCGCTAAAATCTGTTATAGCTAGCTATGATGATTTAATCAATGAAAGGACAAACGACATTGCAGCCAATGAAGCTTCTGCAGCATCCTCATTAGAAAAACTGGCAGCTGTCGTTTCTGCAGCACAAACAAGCTATGATGAAAAGTTCGCAGCTGATCCAAATTCAGATGAAACAGATGCAGCTCACCTAGCACTTGTAGACGCAGTGACTGCAAAACAACAAGAGGTGAACGACGCTAGCGATGCTAATTTTCCACTTATGTTGGACAAATACAGATATATTGGTATAAAAGAGCGTGCTGAGGTAGAACTAGCGCTTGTTAACGCAGCTCTATCTACTGTATTGGCGTGGAAAGATGCTAACTTCGGTGGTAATGAAGCTTAAAAATAACTTATAGTTTAAAATTAACATAAAAATAAAAAATAGAGAAAATAATTATGATGTCAAACTCAAAAAAATTAGGGGAAAGTGCCGCTAAGGCCCTTTTAGCTTCTAAAGAAAATTGCTATGCTGCATTATCTGCACAAGGTGAAATAGAAGTACAGAACGCGGAAGTGTTCGCGCTGGAGCTTGAAAACGCAATGTTCCCTTTGCAAAGAAAAATAACAGCTTATAGAGCGGAAAGACTAACAGCTATAGAGAGGTATAACGCTATAGCAGCTGCTACAAGCGATAGTATTAGAGTCGATGATGAAGTTGCAGAAGCAACCTTCGAGTCACTTGAAGACTGTAAATCTGCAATAGACGCTTCCAACGGTGCAGCCATAACAAGATACAGTTCTTTTTTCAGTGATGGAATAATCGACGTAGGCCGTGTAAGTGATCACACAGGATCTGTTGATGGTATCGATTCTATCGTTATGGGATTTACAGCAGCTTTCGGATCACCACCTGCAGCAGCATCTTTTGCAGAACTTGAAGCCGCAGTAATGTCAGCACAAGCTGAAGCTGATAAGTCATTGACCGAGTTTGCTGATGCAGAAGCAAACCTTGTAGCTGCTGAAGCTGAATTAAAAGAATCAACAAAAGCTCTTGCCGTAGCTACAGCAAGTGAAGATACAGCTGCTATTGAAGCCGCTCAAGCACAACTCACGAAATCAGCGACGAACAAAGCTGATGCATCAGCTGATTTAGCTAAAGCATTAGCTGCTAAGACATATGCACAGGATAGCTTAGCTATAGCTAAGTCCGAGTTAGAAGCTTATGCAGCTAGCTAGCTAAAAATAGTATATATAACTTAAAAATAATATTTTAACAAAACATAAATAGAGAAAATAATTATGATGACAAATATGAGTGCAATCGCGGGTAATCTGGTTGTAAAACTAAGAGAGCAAGTAACAGCTAACAATGATGCAATTACAAGTATCACTGATGTTGCAGGCACCTTCAGAAATACTAAAAAACAGGAGATGGATGACTCAGTTACTGGCCAAACAGAAGCTATGAAAGCCAAGCATAGTGGCGTGTGGCGCGTTGAACAAGCAGCCAGAGAGGATGAATTCGCGAATCTCGCAGCAGGTATAAGGGAAGGATCTGCTCTTCAGACTGGTATGGTAATCCAGTCAAACCTTGCAAAAGCCGCGATTACTATAGGTCAAGAAGCTAGTGAATATAACGGGGTTATTTCTACAGAAGTAGCAAACATTGAAACCATGGCTAATGACATTATTGCTGATCAAGGTTCAGAAACTGAAATGCAAGTTGCATTTGATCTTGTTTTTTCAGGCGGAGCTGCATAAATAGCAAGTGATGATGGGGATGAAGAAGCAAATGACGACTAAGATTTAACAATATATAATATTGTAATCGGGTAGTGGTTTAATTCTAACAACCATTCAAATTAAAAGGGGGAAAGCAATTTCCCCCTTTTTTTATTAATTCTAAATATTTATATACAATTATAACGGTTATGTATATCTAAAAGAAAAAATAACCCAAACCGGGCGTTACGTCAATGAGTATATTATCGGAATTAGGTAAATTTATAGGTCAAAAACATCTTAGTCTCTTTAACCAAATAAAGGGAAATGAAGATAAAATAACTACTCTCCAACAACAAATAATAGATCTTCAATTACAAACTAATTTAATGCAGATCACCGGTTCTGTGCATAATAACGATATATCTATATTAAATTCTCAAAAAGGTGTTGTGTTACAATCAGAAGATTACACTAAATATAGATTAAGAATTACAAATGACAAAAAACTTATAATTGATGATGTAACAAATAACACAGCTAACATAGCAGAGATACAGCTAACTACATCCAATCCAATTGATGAAATCGGAGAGATGACAATAGGAGAGGATTTTGAAATAACATAATCAGATGGCCCTGGGAAATTTTTATCCTTTTAAAACGATAATATACTCAACTTTTTCCGGGGTCATCTTATTAATATAAATATTTATATATAATATGAACACTATAGGAGATTGGATAGTAAAGCAAATAGTTACAGAAGGTACTGTTAAGAAAGAAAACGGTATCAAAAAGGTAATTGGTATTTACCCGGGTAGGTTCCAACCTATGGGTAAGCACCACGCACAAACTTACGATGAATTAAAAAAATTAGGATTTGATGAAGTATGGGTAGCAACATCAGATAAAGTTGAAATGCCTAAATCTCCGTTTTCATATCAAGAAAAAGCAAAAATAATTAAATCTCACGGGATTAAAAATGTTATTAAAGTAAACAGTCCTTACAAGGCACAGGAGTTACTCTCTAAATTTGATCCTGAAACAACTGCAGCTGTATTTATGTTAGGTAAAAAAGACGCAGATAGATTATCAGGTGGTAAGCATTTTAAAAAATGGAAGAAAGGAGATCCAGTAGAAGTTGGGTACAGGGAAGGAGCGTACGTATATACTGCAAAGCACAAGTCTCTCAAAGTACCAGGTTACGGTGAAATGAGTGGTACTAAAATCAGGAAGGCACTAGGAGATCAAGGGATTGACGATAAGACACGAAAGAAGCTCTTTAGTGGTATATTCGGTCACACTAAGAATTATAAGTTGATAACTGATAAGTTATTAGCTATCAATGAGATAATGCAATCCTTTATATCTACCATAGACATACCTAATATTTTAAATGAAAGTAGTAACACTGGATCCCCAGCAAAACAATTAGTTGATGACGGGCCCGCCCTGCAATTTACTACATTCAAGGGGTACTCGAAAACTGGTGATTTTTACGCAAAACAAATGGGATGGGATGTTGTTGACTATATACTAGATGGTGCTGTCGAATTCGACTCTATATCAGATAGAGAAGTACACTCAGTAACATATTTTCCTGCAGGTCAAGCAGGAGTTACTACCCCGATCAATCGTGACGATATTAAAGGTACTCGAGCCTGGAAAAAATATGTTAAGCGTATATCTCAAGTAGCTCTAAGGTTAGGATACGAATTTGTTAGTTTCATGGGAGCAGAATCATCTGCCGTAACAAGTAAAAAAGAACCTAATAAGCTAGATAGAGAATTAAAAAAAGTTACGAAACTTGTTGATAAGCAACGTAAAAAAGATACTGAAGTTGAACTACCAGACACAAAAGTAAACGAACAGGTCTTAACTAAAGAATGGTGGTCTGGAATAATGGAAGATATAACAATCCCAGTTAATATTGGTGACACTGTTTTAATGGGAAAGTTTAAAAATAAAAAAGTGGTTGTAAAGACAATAGGTTGGAATGAAAAAGGAGATCTATTAATCAATGGCAAATCTGCTATGAGAATGAGAGTACTACCTAAATCAAATATATTCGACGAAGCTAAAAAAAAGAAAAAACCTAAGAAAAGTAAAAAAGCTTCACTTATGAAGCAAAAAAGAAATTTTTATTTAAAACATGATAATGCAACTAAAGAACTTGAGAAATCGGGAAGAGAGGGGAAGGTTGTTTCTAAAAAAGTAGGCAAGCAAAGATTATTTTTTGTTTCTTACGGTCAAGGTAATAACCCTTTTGCAAAACAAGAAGGTATTAAGGAAGGATTAATTACTGAGGGAGGAGCATACGGGCATATGAGCCATCCATTTGATGATAAGGGCATGACTTTCGGAGATTTTAAAAATCTAATTGATTTAGGATTACAGGGAAGATTGGATGTAGATGAAGCTGCAAGCGAAAAAACGGATGGTCAAAATTTAATGGTTACGTGGAAGGATGGTAAGTTAAAAGCAGCACGTAATAAATCCACCATTAAGAAGCCCATGGATATCAAACAAATGAAATCTAAATTTGCTGGTAGAGGTGATATCGAAAAAGCCTTCGTGTATTCTATGCAAGATCTCGAAAAAGCAGTATCATCATTATCAGATGCTCAAAAAGAAAAGATCTTTAAAGGAGGTAGTGCATTTATGAATTTAGAAATAATCTACCCAGCATCAGAAAATATAATTAGTTATGATGTAGCCCGATTACAATTTCATGGAGCTATAGAATATGATTTAAAGACGGCTACTCCAATCGGGGCAGTTCCTGATAGTGGGAGAATGTTGACTGGTATGATAACTCAAGTAAATCAAAACATACAAAAAACATTCAAAATAATTCCACCACAAATTATAAAGATGAAACCACATCTTGATTTTGCAGCGAGGAAATCGATATATCTATCAAAACTAAACAAATTACAAAAACAATTTAATCTAAAAGATACATCAACATTAGCCGAATATCATCAAGCGTGGTGGGAAAACTATATTGATAATAAATTTAAAGGTATCGATAACACAATCAAAATGGGATTGGTTAAGCGATGGGCTTTTGGGGATAAATCTTTTAGATTAAATGGTACAAATATTTCAGACAAAGACCTGTTAGATAAGATCAAAAAAGAAGATAAAATAAAAGTAACCGCTCAAGTTAAAAAGAATATGTTACCATTCGAAACACTTATGTTTGAATTAGGAGCAGATATTTTAAAAAATGCAGAAAACCTACTAGCAGCCAATCCAGCAAAGTCTGTACAAAACATTAGAAAAAAAATAGCGTCATCAATATCAGCTGTCAGAAAAGGTGGGGATTTAAGTAAATTAAAGAAAGTTAAAGATAACTTACAAAAGGTTCAACAGGCCGGAGGATTCAAAAATATAGTACCAACTGAGGGTATTGTTATAATATATAACGGTAAAACATATAAGATAACAGGTATATTCGGACCAGTCAATCAAATAATTAATGCCCTTTGGTAGTTATTTATACAGTAGTTTTTACAAAAAAAATTTAATATTTATATATAATAAAACTATTAAAAATGGCTAAAAGTAAAGCAAATAGCAAATTACAAAATGTTAAGGCCGTCAAACAGATGTTAGATGGTACACATAAATTTCAAACCAAATCTAGTGTTGGATACGATAAGGTAACGGAACATAAAGAGGTAGGTGATACCTGGTTTGATGATCAAGGGTATAAATGGGAACAAAAAAACGGGTTTAAAGTAAAACACGGTAAGATGGATACTTTAAGAAAATATTTAGTATCGTTTCCTAATTGTACTAAAGAGATATGTACTTGTTCTAGTCCTAGTCGAGCTGATCTTAAGATGAAGAGGGTACACGGTAAATGTTTAGATTGTGTCATAGACATGGAACATAAGATTAAAATTCAAGGACCTGAAGCTTGGAAAAAATACGAACAGGGAAAGATATACGAAAATGCATTATCATGGATGAAATCAGCTGAAAAGGATAAAGATGGTGTTTTACGTGAATTAGAAAAAACAGAATTTGTAAACAAAGATGGTTCTATTGAAAAATGGAATGGAGATGCAAATAAAGGTGATATTAAAAAACAGATCGAGGAAGGATTCGAAAAGTTTAAAACAGATTTTTTAAGTAAATTAAAGAGTAGTGGAGAAAGTAATGAATAATTTATTTACGAAAAGTAAAAGACAAACTTTAGCCTATATAATGATAGGAATTTGGTTTGTATTAGGTATTGTAGCAATTGTATTTGAAGCTAGTTTAACTGAATTAGCAGCATACTACAGTGCAGGATCAGTACCAGTACTAGGTTATATTTGGGGAGAAACATCAAGGCCATCCGAACCAAAAAAAGAGTAAATTGATATGCCGGTAGGAGAAAAGGATTTTAGGAAAGTTCTTGAAACTTTAGAGGAGATGAAAAAGAAACTCCCAAATGGGGAGCTAAAGATCATTCAAGAAAAGATTGAAAGGATAAATGACCATCAAAAGGATATGAGAGATGATTTATCTCATATAAGAAAAAAGCTTTTTTCACCAGAAGATGGGGTAATTGTAAAATTAAATCGTAATATTGAAATAGTAAGGGATCACGAAAACGAAAGAAAAGCTTTCGTACCTAAGATAAATGATATAAAGAACGATGTAGATGATTTAAATGACTGGAAGCGAAATGTAACAAAGGCAATCTGGCTTGTATATTCATCTATTATTGCATTAGTAGCAAAAATGTTATTTTTTGACGAATAATAATAAGAAGTAAAAATAAAAATGGAAAACAAGTTACAGGAGTTTAAGTCTTTAATTAAAGATGAAATAGAAAAGGTACTACAGGAATTTAAAGTATCAAAAAAATTCAAAAAATCAGTAGAGGAATATCAAGCTTTATTATATCAACGACAAGAGCTTTTAAAAAAGCAGAAAAAAATTGTTGGTAAATTCAAAAATGCTAATCCTGCAGATAAACAAAAAATGAAACCTGAGTTAATTTCTTTACACAAGGAGGTTGGAGCATTAAATTCTAAAATAGCAAAAGCCGAAAGAGCTTACACTGCAGCTATTATGAACGAGCCAGTCGAACTTGAAGACGAATAATAAATGCCATTAGTAAAAAGCACGTTACAACAAGCATTAGTACAAATGGAGCCTACAGATAATGTAGCAGCAGCTGCAGGAGAGTGGGCAAACGCTATTAATACATATGCTAGTTCAATACTGCCATTATCAATAACTTCACAGGTTGCATTAGGAACACTACAAACAACACTACTAGGTATAGGTGCACCTGGAGCATTTAATATAATTCTCCCACAAGCCTTAACAGCATACGCTACAACGCTAGGTTTAGGAATGGCTCCTGCATTTACTGCTACACCACCACCATCACCACCAATTATTACACCAGCATTACAGTTAGGTCAAAACGGTGGAACCAAGCAGCAGGTTATGCAAAGCTTCGCAAATATAATACATGCATGGTTCAGAACCGGTATAGCAGTAAACTCTACAACAGGGGTACCAGTAAATTGGTTGTAGCTACATATTTATATATAAAATAATATTGAGTCAATAATATGTTTAAGAAAATAAAAGATACTCTTGTTTATATTTTTGCAGGAATCGGGACCATTTTAGGGGCAATATTTCTACTTAACGTAAGTAAGAGAAAAAAGCACGTTGAAATTGACCGGGAAGAAGCAGGGAACAATAGAGAGGTTGAATTACTTAAAAAACAGTTAAAGGATATAAAAACAGACAGAAGTCATCTTGAAGCTGAAGTAAATAAATTAAAAGAAACGCTTGACGGTAGAACTAAAAAAGTTAAAGACGCTAAAAAAGCAGTTAAAGCCGTTGATGATCAAATAGCAGACTTAGAAGCAAAATTAGGTATTAAATAATATGTGTTATGAAAATATGGTTATCGTTACTATTAGTATTTAGTTTTATTACAGGAACATCACAAATTAATTGCGACTCACTTGAAATAGTTGATTCTTTAAAATTAGAATTAATCTCTAAATACAAGGAGAAGATCACTAAGCAGGATACAGTAATAAGTTCCTTAGAGTACAAGATTGTAACGCTTGAAACTATTATAACAAAACAAGATGTCATGTTAAATATGGATACAATGACATTTTACGCGTACGACCGTCAAATACATTTACTAGAAAGAAATATAGATCTTTATCTAGATCACATTGAAAACACAAGACCAAAATGGTACGAATCAAAAATAATTTACTTTATTGGTGGCGCAGCAACAATATTCGGAAGTAGCTGGGTAGTTAAGAACGTAAGATAACATGGCCACTAGTAAATCAATAAAAGATATAATTAAAGATGAATTTCGTAAGTGTGCAAAGGACCCTGTGTACTTTATGCGCAAGTACTGTATGATTCAACATCCAACAAAAGGAAAAATTAATTTTAATCTATACGATTTCCAGGAAAAAACCCTAGACGCTTTGAAGCACCACGATTATAATATAATATTAAAATCTAGACAATTAGGGATATCAACACTATCAGCTGGGTATTCGTTATGGACAATGGTGTTTGGGGAAGATAAAAATATACTTGTAATAGCAACAAAACAGGAAGTAGCTAAAAATCTTGTAACAAAGGTAAGGGTTATGCACGACAATTTACCTAGCTGGTTAAAGGGTAAGTCAGTTGAAGATAATAAATTATCATTAAGATTTGCAAATGGTTCACAAATCAAGGCGATATCATCCGGAGGAGATGCAGGCCGTTCAGAAGCACTTTCATTACTTATAATAGATGAGGCTGCTTTTGTAGATAGAATCGAAGAGATATGGGCTTCATCTCAACAAACATTAGCGACGGGTGGTAAGGCCATTATACTTTCAACACCAAACGGTGTAGGTAACTTTTTTCACAAATCCTGGACCGATGCAATGGCCGGAGGGCAATTCAACCCAATCAAACTTCACTGGTCATTACATCCAGAAAGAGATCAAGAATGGAGGGATAAGCAAGATGAGTTACTGGGACCTAAATTCGCAGCTCAGGAGTGTGATTGTCTGTGGGGTGATGCATTTGTCACTATCCGAGATATTGTTACTGGGAAAATTAAAGATATTAATTTAGAGGATTTGTATGGAAGATTGTAATTATGTTAAACAGGGGTATATTAAAATCCAAGAAAAATTAGATCAAATAAATGATCTATATACGTTTAATGAAACTAAGCAGATATTGCAATTGGATAATTATTATAAAATTTTATTTGGTAAAGCTAAAAATAGAACAATAATAAAGGAAAATCCAAGATTATATAAATCAATATATAAACATTCAAGTATATTAGAAAAAACAATAAAGAATCAAAATTCATATAAAGGTCAATATAGTTTTAGATATAGGATTCTGTTTATAGTTCAATATAATGGGGATATAGAAAAATTGAAATGTTCATGTGGTAGAAAATATAATTTTACTAAATATTGTAGACATTGTCCAGATTATAAACGAAACCAACTAGGTAAACCACATACCCAGGAAACTAAACTAAAAATGCGACAAAGTACTTTGGAGTATATTAAAAGCGCAAAAGGGGCGTGCGTTCCTAGATACAATAAATCTTCAATCCCAATCATAAAGCAGTATGAGAAAAAACACGGGTATAATTTTCAACATGCAGAAAATAATGGAGAATATCAAGTACTTGGGTATTTTGTAGATGCATATGACCATGAAAAAAATACTGTGCTAGAAATAGATGAAAAACATCATTACAACGTTGACGGTACGCTAAAGGATAGAGATATTCAAAGACAAAAAGAAATAGAGGATTTTTTAAATTGTAAATTCATAAGAATTAGTGTGTGATATGGAGTTGAAAGTTAATAGTAAATATGAAATATTAACACCAAGTGGGTTCCAAAAATTCCATGGTATTCGTAAATTGGAAAAACCCAGTCACGTGGTCATTACATTAAGTAACGGTACACTAATAAAATGCTCTGACGATCATCCATTTATGTTGGACGGTATAAAAATACATCCAAATGAATTATATATTGGATGTAAATTAGACTCAACCAATAATCAAGATATTTTAATTAAATCAATCGAACGTATAAAGAACAATATAAAGTTATATGATGTAGTTCAGGTTGAAAATGGCAATATATTTAATGTAGATGGTATTGTATCACATAACTGCGATTTCATCACATCCGGTCACTCAGTTGTAGAGGGAGCTATATTAAAATGGTACGAAGAGACATATTGTTGTGATCCAATTGAAAAGAGAGGATTTGACGGTAATTACTGGATATGGGAACCAGCTGATTACACAAAAAATTATATTGTAGTAGCTGATGTAGCGCGAGGAGACGGAGGTGACTATTCTGCATTCCATATCATAGATGTAGAAAGTCTAACACAAGTAGCAGAATATAAGGGAAAAATTGGTACCAAGGATTACGGAAATATGTTAGTTAACGCAGCTACAGAATATAACGACGCACTATTAGTTATAGAGAACTCTAACGTGGGATGGGCGGCCATCCAACCCGCGATAGATAGGGACTACAGTAACTTATTTTACACAGCTAAAGATTTATCAGTAGTAGATGTACAGTCACAGTTAAGTAAAGGTTACGATCTAAAAGATAAATCACAAATGGTACCAGGGTTTTCAACAACATCGAGAACACGACCACTCATTATATCTAAGCTTGATACTATGATGAGAGAAAAAACACCAATAATTAAATCAAAGCGACTACTAGATGAACTGTACGTATTTGTGTGGAAAGGAAACAGACCAGAAGCACAGGTAGGATATCACGATGACCTAGTAATGAGCTTTTCAATCGCTCTGTGGGTCAGAGACACAGCATTGAGACTAAGACAAGAGGGTATTGAACTAAATAAACGAACACTTGGACATTTCGGAAAGTACCAAGGAGCGTACACACCAGGTAGTACACGAAAGGAATCTGGATGGAGTATGAAGACTAAAGGAGGTGATGAAGACCTAACTTGGTTAATTTAAATTTGTTTTTTTCAATTATTTTTTATATATTTACATGATATTTATATTATACACAAGATAAAGAGTTATGGCAGATAAATCATTTTTTAACAGATTACAACGACTATTTTCAAATAACGTAATAGTAAGAAGGATCGGAAAGGGTAAGAGTTACGTAGTTGACACTGATCATTTACAATCTTCTGGTAATGTTTACGGTAAAAGTTCGTACAATGATCGATACAGTCGGTTACACGGGGTAAAGGGTCAGTGGGGTTCATACAATCAACAATACAATTATTATTCATCTAAATTAGAATTATATTCTGATTACGAAGCAATGGATACTGATCCAATATTAGCATCTGCGCTTGACATATATAGTGATGAGTGTACATTAAAAAATGATGAAGGAGATGTATTGCGTGTAGTTTCTGATAATGAAGATATCAGAAAATTGCTGCATAATTTATTTTACGATATACTTAATATTGAATTTAACCTTTGGCCCTGGATCCGTAATATGTGTAAATACGGAGATATGTACCTTAAATTAGATATACAAGAAGGAGTAGGTATCGTAAATGTAGTCCCTATGTCTGCATATGAGGTTCAAAGAATTGAAGGACTAGACCCAGAAAAACCATATGAAGTAAAATTCTTTTATGAATCAGAAATGGGTAAAACAGAATTGGAGAATTTTGAAGTAGCTCACTTTAGATTATTAAATGACTCTAATTTCTTACCGTACGGTAAAGCGATGATCGAGCCTGCTAGAAAGACATGGAAACAATTAACGTTAATGGAAGATGCAATGTTGATCCATAGAATCATGAGAGCTCCTGAAAGAAGGATCTTTAAAGTGGACATTGGTAATATCGCACCTGGTGAAGTTGACAGTTACATGCAACAAATTATGAATAAAATGAAAAAAATTCCTTACGTAGATAACGCTACTGGGGAATATAATTTAAAGTTCAATATGATGAATATGTTGGAGGATTATTACCTTCCTGTTCGTGGTGGTCAAAGTGGTACTGAAATTGATACCTTAAATGGAATGGAGTTCGGTGGTATCGATGATATTGAATATTTGAAAAACAAAATGATGGCGGCGCTAAAGGTGCCGAAAGCATTCTTGGGGTATGACGAGCAAGTCGAAGGAAAAGCTACATTGGCTGCAGAAGATGTTAGGTTTGCACGAACAATAGAGCGTATACAAAAAATTACATTATCTGAATTATATAAAATAGCAGTAGTACATTTATTTTCTCAAGGATACACTGATGACGATTTAATTAATTTTAAGTTACAGTTAACAAATCCATCAATAATATATGAACAAGAAAAAATAAATCTCCTTAACGAAAAGGTGAGCTTAATATCATCCATGAAGGATTTAAAGATGGTTTCAGAGGAATGGATGTACGAAAATATATTTAATATGTCTAAGGATGAATGGCACAAACAACAAATTGGAGTTATTGAAGACGCTAAACAAACATTCAGAAAAGAACAAATTGAAAGTGAAGGAAATGATCCAGCCGTAACAAATGAATCGTACGGAACTGCACATGATATTGCATCTATGCACGTATCTAATAAACTTAACACGCCTTTAAATGACGAGGAAATGCCCGATGATGGCTGGCCCGGAGCAGGCAGACCAAAAGAACATACAAAGTACGGTTCACAAAAACACTCGCGGGGATTAGATCCATTAGGTAAAAAAGATTTGTCAAAAACATTTAATGTAGATAGATCAATTAAGCATAATTTTAAGAAAAATAGTCCATTAGCTATGGAAAGTACCAGTGAGGTAAATAATGATGTTAAGGATTTATTAAAGGTATTAAAAAGCCGGTTTAAAAGTAAAAAGGTAATTCAAGAAACCTTAACTAATAAAAAATCTAATACAGATACTGGTACACTTTTAGATGAAGATAGATTAATTGATTAATAAATAATGGATTGTTGTTTTTCTATATATTTATATAGGAAATAAGTATATATTTTAAAAAAATTGGACACAGTAAAAAATGAAGAAACTCCGTCACTCAAAATTTAAGAATACAGGGGTGTTATTTGAGTTATTAGTAAGACAACTTACTTCTGATACTCTCAATAATACAAGTGAATTAACAGTATTAGAGATTATAAAAAAACACTTTAATAAAACTTCTATTTTAACAAAAGAATTAGATTTATATAAAGCCCTGTTAGATACTAATTTTAATAATCAATCTAAGGCCGATAAATTAGTCGAAGAGGTTGTTAAAGCTAGAAAACGTATTGACAGTAAAAGATTAACCAAAGCTAAGTATGAGCTAATTAAGGATATTAAGCATAGTTTTGATTTAGAAGATTTTTTTAAAACTCGTGTACGTGATTATAAAGAATCAGCTTCTATCTTTAAAATATTTGAATATAGCTCTCACGAAAATCCAACAGAGACTGTTAACTGTAAATTTACAATATTAGAACATATTACAAATAAACCAATTAAAGAAGTAGACAAACAAAAAGCTTTAGAATCTTACACAAAGGCAGATAAGGACTTAAGGCTATTATCTTATAAAATATTGGTAGATAGATTTAACGGTAAGTACACAGGCTTAAACAGAAAACAAAAAGCTTTGCTTAAGGAATATATTAATAATATATCCAATACAACTACCTTAAAGGACTATGTTCAAAAGGAATCTAAATTACTAAATAAAGAAATAATTAAATTATCTAAAAAGGTAAGTGATAAGGTAGTTAAAATTAAATTAAATGAAGTATCTAATTTAACTAATAATTTTAGTAAAATAAGAACAGTTAAAGATTCACATATTCTTGGCTTATTAAGATATTATGAATTAATTAAAGAACTAAAAAACTTAGATAAATAATATGGCTGCAAATCCAAAACCAGGCTGGAGTTATGCCGGACAAGAAAACGGGAATGATTTCGATAGATTAGGTGACCCAGGTAAGTATTTCCAATCAATTACGGTCCAAAATACTACAGTAAATTTTACAGGATCAAATTACGGGTACGGAGCCGTTATTAAAAGTGATGCTGCAGCTGCTGGAACAATTACATTATCGAGTGGCGGATCAATTAATATAGCACATTTAACCGTCGGTCAACTATATGAATTATCTCCTTCAAAAATAGTTGAAAGCGGGAATAAAGCAATTTACGTCCTGAAACGTCAAAACGGATTTTAATTAAACCTAGATGAAGACATTAAATAAGGACATAGAAAATAAGTTAAAGGAACTCGAATCAGCTGATGATATAGAGGAAATGAATGTTACAGGAAATGTAGCAGGATATAATACACCGAATGCATTTACAGGTAAATCAAAAAAAGGTAAAAAGAAACGTATGAAGTCTGCTACTGACAGTACAGGGTATACCGTTGTTAAAGATATAGATGAGGTAAAAATGAGTACATACAAACAAATTATATCCATGATGCACCTTAACGAGATTACTTACAAGGAATATAAATCCGATGATTCATTTACATCTAAACAAAAAGTAAATAAATCTATATCTGAGGTAAATCGAAAGTTATACGAAATAGAAAAAACAATTAACAGAAATATTAAACTAAAAACTGAAACAGGTGTAAATTCGAGTCAGTACTGGAAATCTACAAAAAGTAAGATGTTAAAGATTTCTGAAAAAATGGTTAGGATTTCTAATAAACTTAAATATTTAGGAAGCTAAAGTGTTAAGGGAAGAAATCATAAATATAATTAAAGGTGAATACGATAAAAGAGTCGACGAGGATTTAAGTATTAAGGATTTAGATAAAATTAGGTCTTTAATTCGTAATGAAGTAGCTTATATCTTATTTGATCTTTACAAGAAAAAAGGAACCTGGGTTTAAAAGGATAATTAATATGAATAAACAACTATTAGTAGATTACATTCCATTTGAAGTTTCGCCCGAACAAATTAATGAATCATTAGCTAAAAATGGTAAGTTAATTGTGCGAGGTGTTCTACAAAGGGCAGAAGCTAAAAATCACAACAATCGGGTATATCCTATGAAAACGCTGCAGCGAGAAGCAGCTAAATATTCAGATACTCAAATTAAAGAAAGAAGAGCTCTCGGAGAACTTGATCATCCTGAATCGTCAGTAGTGAATCTAGGTAACGTATCTCACAATGTAGTTTCAATGGACTGGAAAGGGAACGATTTAGTAGGAGTTGTTGAGGTACTGTCCACACCTGCAGGTAATATACTCAAAGAACTATTTAAAGCTGGTATAAAATTAGGTATATCATCTAGGGGATTAGGAAGTGTAAAAGAGATTCATGAAGATAACGGAGAAGATACTGTACAGGTACAACCTGACTTTGAATTAATTGCATTTGATTTTGTTTCGAATCCATCTACTCAAGGAGCTTTTTTATCACCAGTAAATGAAGGTACTGATAAAAGCAAAAAAATACAAAACAACAAATATGCAAAAATTAACAGTATCATAACTGATATTATTAAAGAAAGCAAATAAAGAAAGCAGTTATTATGAAATTATCAAAACTAATAAATGAATCATGGCTTACAGATGAAGAAACTAAAGCTAAATTCACTAATGAAGATAAAAAAACCTTTATAGAGGCAGTTTCTAAATTTAATGATTTTAATAAATCTATTTACAGAGAATCTGATCTTAAAGACGTTACAAATGCAATTAAGGAATTATGTAACAGTGCTAAAGATGTAACATTGGGTGAATCTGAAGATTGGTTTGATAATGTTACTGTCGGTCGACACATGAAACATCTTAACGACTCTGTTAAGTTATTTGAAAAAACTGCAAAAGAAATTACCGTACTGCAACAACGGTTAGAGGGATCCTACGAAGATATAGGAACTACACTTTCAAAATATTACAATATCAACGAAGCTGATTTTATTGATGATAAGGAGGCAGAAGGAGATCTTGAAGATATGGAAGATCAAGATGTTGATAACGACGGGGATAGTGATGACTCAGATGAGTACTTACATCACAAGCTTAGCGTAATAGCTAAACAATCTGATAAATAATAATTTTTAATATAAATGAGATTACCTAGTTATAATTACTTTCGAAAAAAGAACGATCATACACTGCCTGGTTCCTCCAACGGGGTTCGAGTCAATAATAATAACGTTGAAATGGCCCTTAAGATTTTTAAAAGAAAAATAAAAGATACTGAAGTACTAATTAAAGTACGAGAAAATCGATTTTTCGTAAAAAAATCTCACACAAAGCGACTTCAAAATGAGCACGCTATTTTAATACAAAAAAGAATGTCTAAGGAAGATAGAGATTCTAAATTATTCTAACTACAATCCGACTCAACACATTAGAGTGTTTTGAAATAAAAGACATATTTATATATGTTTTAACAATACTCTATTCCTATAGAGGTCAAAACAGATTTTTATAATTTCCTATTACAACTTGCACAGTCTCAATAGTTGTAGAATCCCAATACAATAATAAAGGGTTTTATTATGAACGATTTATTAAAAGAAGCAATTGCTGACGCAAAAGCTGTAAGAGAAACTGCTATGGCTAACGCTAAACTTGCTCTCGAAGAAGCTTTCACACCAAAACTTCAATCAATGTTATCCGCTAAACTTCAAAACGAAATGGAAGAAGACGATGTAGATACTATTGAAGACGAAGAATTAGGAATGGAAGAAGAAGGAGAAATAGAAGATCTAGAAGCAATCGAGGGCGAAGATGAACTCGAAGACCTAGAAGTGGCCACAGAAGAAGCACCAATTGGTGATGAGATCGAAGGTGAAGAAGAAATCGGAGACGAAGTCGAAGACGAACTTGATCTAGAATCAATCATCAAAGAGCTAGAATTAGAAGAGGAAGACGAATTAGAAGTTGACGCAGAAGAAGAAGAAGTAGCTATAGAAGCTGTTGATCCAACTGATGAAGAAGACGATGAACTTACCGAAGAAGAAGGTGAGGACGAAGAAGAAGTTGACCTTGACGAAATTATCGCAGCTCTAAAAGAAGAAGACGAAGACGAAGACGAAAACGATCCAGGACATCTTGGCTCTGATTTATCTAAAGGTATGTCTGATGCTGGTGTTACTTTAGAGGTAAAAGCAGCTGAACTTAAAGAAGCTTACGGCGTTATCAAATTCTTAAAAGACAAAATTAATGAGATTAATTTATTGAATGCAAAACTTTTGTTTTCAAATAAACTATTTAAAGCATACAATTTAAATGAATCTCAAAAAATTAAGGTCATTGAGAACTTCGATAGGGCTACAACCTTACGAGAAGTTAAATTGGTTTATGCTACAATCGCAGAATCTTACGCTAACGGTAACAAAAGAACTGTTAACGAAGGTACAGCGAGTAAAACAGTTGCATCAACTGCACCTTCAAAACAAGTAATTACTGAAGGTAACGAACTAGCTAATAGATTTAAGAAATTAGCCGGTTTAATTAGATAATATTTTTAAAAACACATTAAAAGGGATAAAAACATGGCAAACATGAATATTTCAAATTTAATGGCAAGTGCAGGTGACCATTCACGTAAACTCAAAGAGGAAACACGTGAGTTGGTATCAAAATGGGAAAGAACAGGACTTTTAGAAGGTCTTGATAGCGAATACGAAAAACACGGTATGGCTATCCTATTGGAAAACCAAGCAAAACAGTTAATTGATGAGGCATCAAAAACTGGAACAGCATCTAACTCTGAAGAGTGGTCAGGTGTTGCACTTCCATTAGTAAGAAGGGTTTTCGCTGAAATAGCAGCGAAAGAAATGGTATCAGTTCAACCAATGAACCTACCATCGGGACTAGTATTTTATTTAGATTTTAAATATGGAACAGCTCAACCAGGATTTAACACTGGTGCTGCAAACTCAAGCCAAGCCGATTCAACGTTTGGTATTACAGACGCAGCAAGCGGTACTGCACCTTCTGAAGGTCTTTACGGCGCTGGCAGATTTGGTTACTCTATTAACGAGGCAACTACATCTATTGTTTCATCAGGTTCAATTGCAACTACAGTTGTTGTTGCTGCAGCTAGTACTTCAGACATCAATTTTGATTCTGATTTTTCTGCATCGTACGCAGCTGATCAATCTTCAAATGGACTATTTAAGCTTACCTTTCCATCAGCATCTTTAACTAGACCTGACATGAAAGGATCAAGAGCATTTGAAATCTCTGGATCAGGCATTAATGCTTATTTCCCACAATTCACATCTGTGAATAGTGACGAATCACAAGTTACTTTTATCGTACAAGGTACTGGTACAGGTGATCCAGCTAACGCAAAAGTTTCTTACCAAGCTCAACCTACCGATACTAGTAGAGGTGATTTTGAGGAAGGTAATTCACAATTGCAAGATACTACAATTGACATTCCAGAAATTAACGTAACAATGAATTCTGTGCCAATCGTTGCTAAGACTAGAAAGCTTAAAGCTGTATGGACTCCTGAGTTCGCACAAGACTTGAATGCTTATCATTCTATCGACGCTGAAGCAGAATTAACTTCTATGCTTTCTGAATACATCTCACAAGAGATTGATTTAGAGATTTTAGATATGTTAATCGAAAGTGCTCAAACAACTGACTACTGGTCAGCAAGAGTTGGTTATCAGTATAACGCCGCTACAACTGCATTCGAAAATGCTGCTTCAAGTGGACAAGCTTACAACCAAGGAACATGGTTCCAAACTCTAGGTACTAAGTTACAGAAAGTTTCTAACAAAATTCACCAATTAACAATGAGAGGTGGAGCTAACTTTATATGTTGTTCCCCAACTGTTGCTACTATTATCGAGTCTATCCCAGGATATGCTGCTGATACTGATGGTGATAAAATGCAATTTGCAATGGGTGTTCAAAAAATCGGTGCATTAAATAACAGATGGACCGTTTACAAGAACCCTTACATGCTAGAAAACACTGTACTAATGGGATATAGAGGTACTCAGTTCTTAGAAACTGGTGCTGTCTACGCTCCATATGTACCATTAATCATGACTCCACTTATCTACGATCCAACCAACTTTACTCCGCGTAAAGGTGTAATGACTAGATATGCTAAGAAAATGGTTAGACCAGAATTCTATGGTAAAGTTTACGTCTCAGGACTTGATAGACTTTAATCTAGTATAATTCTTTAATATAAGAAGGTAGTCATTAATTTGGCTACCTTTTTTTGTGTTTTTAAGTGTATACCTTACATATTTATAACAAATAATTAATACATGGCAATTAAGCAAAATTCTCAAAAGAGAGTACCAAAAAATCCGATTAAATTTCAACTTTCACTTAACGAAGAACAAAAGGAAGCTAAGCGTCTTATATTATCAAATGCAATTACAGTAATAAAAGGAAAGGCTGGAAGTGGTAAAACATTAGTAGCTTGTCAAGCTGCGCTTGATATGTTATTTACGAGGAGAGTAGATTCAATAATAATTACTCGACCAACTGTATCAAAAGAAGATATAGGTTTCCTACCTGGTTCCTTAGCTGAAAAAATGGATCCGTGGGTAAGTCCAATATATGCTAATATGTACAATTTATATAACCGAGATAAAATAGACGCGATCGTACATGAAGGTTTAGTTGAAATTGTCCCGCTATCATTTATGAGAGGTCGGACTTTTTTAAATTCATTTATAATAGTAGATGAAGCTCAAAACGTAACTGATGATCAAATGGAAATGATACTATCCAGAATTGGAATAAACAGTAAGATGGTTATATGTGGTGATTTAAGACAAAACGATTTAAAAGTACAATCATCTTCGGGGTTTGATTTTCTTTGTCAACTCAAAGATAAGGTAAACGATTTTGACGTAATAGAATTACAAAAAAATCATAGACACTCAATAGTCGATGAAATTCTACGTGAATATAACGCTTTAACAAAAAAATAAATATTTATATAAAAGAGGAATTATAAATGGCAAATATACCAATTTGGCCAGGTAGTAGCTCATTTGGAGAAGTAACAAACCCAACACCGTTTGGTTTTTTTGATTCAGATACAGCATTTACGTCATCAGCTGACAAAGCTGCAGATTTCTGTGCACGACGTTTAGGATATCCTATCACTGAAGTCGAGCTACAAGATATTAACTTTTACGCTTGTTTTGAAGAAGCAACATCAGAATATGGAAATCAAGTTAATTCATTTAATATTAAAGATTACTTACTAGAACTTCGAGGAGCTCCTACAGGATCAAATCTTACCGGTAAAGAAATATCAAATAATTTAGGACACGTAATAACGTTATCCGAAGAATATGGGGTTGAATCCGGTACCGGTGGTAACGTAAATTGGAAAACAGGATCACTTGCCGTTAAAGATGGTACTCAGTATTACGATCTCGATGTATTATTTAGAGACGTTCATGAATCTGGAAACCAAATTGAAATTAAAAGAATTTTTCACGATCCACCACCCGCGATATCAAGATATTTTGATCCATTTGTAGGTACAGGAATGGGTGCAAATCAAATGCTAGACGCTTTTGGTTGGGGAAATTATTCACCGGGCGTATCGTTTATGATGATGCCTATGCATGCAGACTTGTTAAGATTACAGGCAATTGAATTTAACGATATAATACGTAAATCACAATATTCGTTTCAATTAATAAATAATAAATTAACCTTATTCCCTTTACCAGTAAATGACTATAATTTATATTTTGAATATATTGTAAAATCAGACAGATCTAATCCAATAAAAGCTACAAATACAACATCTACGGATGGAGTTATAACTGATTACAGTAATGTCCCGTACGATAGGATAGAGTACACTAAGATAAACGACGTTGGGAGACAATGGATATTTAAATATACATTAGCACTTGCAAAAGAAATGTTAGGTAACATAAGAAGTAAGTACGGGACAATCCCAATACCTAATGCTGAAATAAGCTTAAACGGAGCAGACTTACTATCTCAAGCTTCAACGGAATTAGAATCACTTATGACTGAATTAAGGGAACATTTAGATTCAATGAGTAAACGTAATCTACTTGAACGTAAAAAAGAAGAGTCTGAATTCCTACAAGAACAGTTAAATAAATCACCACTTAAGATTTATACAGGGTAAAATTAAATGGCATTATTTGGATCATCAAGAGACGCAAGTTTATTTAGGCACCTAAATAAAGAACTTATAAATAATATTGTAAGTGTAGATATCGTTTACTTTAAACTCTCACTGAACGATACTGAAGAAAATGTTTACGGGGAAAGCTCTCAAAAAGTATATTACAATCCAATGAAGATTAAATGCTTAGTAGGTAGGGAAGATCAAGCGTACACAGGAGATGAATTTGGAATGGATTACAATCAAGCAATTACATTCGGATTCCTAAGAGACACTATGAATGACCAAAACATATTCCCTGAAGTCGGGGATATAGTAGAATGGGATTTAGATTATTTTGAAATAGACGGTATAGTAGAAAATACTTACGTAGCAGGTAAAAATCCAGATACAGATTTTAATAGTGGGACTCACGGGTGGAATGTATCATTTGTGTGCACAGGTCACCTTTCAAGAAAAAGTAGAATTAATATATTAGATGTTAGATCGGGCATTACTAAAACAATTGAAATAGCTAAGGATTCATAATGATGTCAAGATTACCAAAAAAGAGAAGGCGTCAAAGTACGTTTAGCGATATAGATGAATTTGGGTACATTGCATCAGAAAACAATGATCGGTTAAACAGAGCTGATCAAGTAAGAAGAGATGATGATATAGTTCAGAGTTTTGAAATTACACTCGAAACCGTTGATACAGCTATAATTCACTTTATAGAAAATCAAATTAAACCATACGTAGAAGAAAACGGAGCCAGAATCCCCGTTCCTGTAATGTACGCTTCTCCAGAAAAATGGTCATCAATACAAACACACGGATTTCTAAGGGATAATAAAGGTAAGTTAATAATACCTTTAATTACTATTAGAAGAATTTCAATGTCTCCAAGAGAAGCACTAGCTAAAAATGAAGTAGCAGCAAAACGAGATAATAAATTAACATTTAGAAAAAATTACTCTAAACAAAATAAATACGATCAATTTTCAGTATTACAAGGTAGAAAACCATTAGATGAAATATGGGAAATGAATCTACCTGATTTTGTTGATATTGAATATGAAGTAATATGCTGGACAGAATATACCTATCAGGTTAACAAGCTTGCCGAGATGTTTATATTCTGGGAAGGAATGGCTTGGGGAGATACATACAAGTTTATAACAACAGGTCAGTCATATAATTTTGAAACAGTTAATACAGAGGGAGTTGACAGAATAAATAAGTCTACAATCACCCTACAAACTAAAGCACCGTTAATGCCTAAGGACTTTGGTACTCAACATAATGTACGAAAAGGGTTTACAAACGCACAGATTGTTATAGGAGAAACTACTATCAACAATATCAACGATATACCGACTAAATAGGTTTTTTGAATATTTATAAGATATTTATTATATAGAAAAAGTACATTTTTAATACACAAAATACAGTTATGTCAGAAACAAAAAAACTAACACAAGAAGAATTACAACAACTTATGGACCTAAGAGAAGGGTACGCAAAAACAACTACTCAATTTGGTCAAGCTAGGGTAGAAAAAATGATGTTGCAACAACAGCTCGAAAACTTAGAAAAATTTGAGTTTGATCTCGAGCAGCAATACGCTACTTTACAGAAAACAGAGACAACAATAGTAGAAAGTCTTAATGGAAAATACGGTACTGGTCAGTTGAATTTAGAGACAGGAGAATTTACTCCAATAGATACTGATACAAATAGTTAATATAAGCCTATTAACATAGTGTTTCCAAAAAATATCTTATATTTATATAAGTAAATTATATAGTTATAACTACATAAACTCAAGCAGGAAATTAAATGGCAGAAAAAATTATAAGCCCCGGTGTTTTCACAACAGAAAATGATTTATCATTTCTACCAACGGGTATAAGCGAAATAGGTGCAGCTATCATAGGACCAACTACAAAAGGCCCAGCATTTGTACCTACAGTGGTTGAATCGTACGATGAATTTGTACAAAAGTTCGGTCCATCAAGCGAAAAAACATACATACCTTACACAGTAAGAGAATATCTAAAAAGTGCAGGTAGAGTTACGATCGTTAGATTATTAGGAACAGCAGGATACAGTCTAACCAAACCAATAGCTCTTGGTATTGAAGGTGGAAATGTAATTTCATTATTACACCCAACAAAAACAATTACAAGTACAGGGACAACTGAACTTTTCGAAGGAGCAGCACTAACATCAAATGAAAGTGGATCTTTCGTATTACTAGTATCAGGGTCAGCACAAACAGACTCTGATTTTACAAATAAAGTAGGTACGTATTATTCAGCTTCTTATGTAACAAGTAATTCAAATAATATAAATAAAGTATTTGGTGATTCTCCAGAAGGTGTTGAGCCAGTATATAATTACGTTAATTTTAAAAATTACGGAACTGGGCAATTAGCTATATCAGGAGCTTACTCAGCATCAGTAGACACTGGTAGTTCAACCTGGGATTTTAGTGATGAATTTTCATCTGCTAGTACCCCATGGATTACTTCTCAAAAGGTAAATGGTAATAACGTAAATAACTTACTTAAAATACATACGCTGTCACACGGTGATACTACAAATTACGAAACTAAAATCGGTATTAGTGAAATTAAAGCTGGTGGTACATTAGCAGGTACAGATTACGGGTCATTTACATTAGTAGTCAGAGCAGTAGATCAGGACAAAATTCCTAACTCACCTTACACTTACGATGACACAGATCAAAAACCAAACGTACTTGAAACATATAGCAATTTAAATTTAAATCCAGATTCACCTAATTATATTTCAAGAAGAATCGGGGATAGGTATTTAACAACTGATACTAACGGAAAAGTAAGTGTTAACGGTGACTATCCTAACCTTTCAGCTTATATTAGAGTAGAGGTAGACAGTTCAGTAGGGGATAAGGCATATAATGCATCACTAGTACCATTTGGTTACGCAAAAGTAATACAACCAATACCTACAACCTTTGGTACTTGCCCATCATCTTCAGTAGTTACAGATCAAACAATTAACAGTATTTACAATAAGAAAAAATATTGGGGATTTGATTACGACTTTTCAAATACAGACAATGTTAACTATCTCAAGCCTTTACCAGCAGCAAATAGCGGTACAGGTAGCAACGCTGCTTTCTACTTAGGTGATCATAATCAAAACACCGGAGCCAATTACCCAACTGCAGCTTCTCCGTATACCGGAGCAATTGATCTATCAACAAACACATCTACTGATTCTAGAAAGTTTATGATACCGTTACAGGGAGGGTTTGATGGATTAAAACCAAATACAAGAAAATTAGTCGGTACGGATATAAAAACAACCAACACACAAGGTTACGATTGCTCAACAACTTCAGCTGCAGGCTACACAGCCTACAAAAGAGCAATTGACGCAGTCAGTAATCCTGATGAGTACGATATTAATATGCTAGTTACCCCAGGAGTGTTACACAGATTACACTCAGCTGTGACTACAGTAGGTAAAGATATGTGTGAAGATAGAGGAGACGCGTTCTACGTAATGGACAATAATGCAATAGCGGATAATATAGCTACAGCAGTTACATCAGTAGAGACCTTTGATTCTAATTACGCAGGTACTTATTACCCATGGGTTAAGATATTAGATGCTGACAGAAATAAACCAGTATGGGTTCCACCTTCAGTAGTGCTACCAAGTGTAATTGCTTACACTGATAGAGTTGCACACGAATGGTTTGCCCCTGCAGGATTAAACAGAGGAGGGTTGACAGCTGTATCACAGGTGTACACAAGACTAACTCATGATGAAAGAGACACACTTTACGAAGGTAGAGTTAATCCAATTGCAACATTCCCTAATCAAGGAGTTGTAGTTTGGGGTCAAAAAACACTTCAAGGAAAAGCAAGCGCGTTAGACAGAATTAACGTTAGAAGATTATTAATAGCTGTTAAAAAGTTTATTGCAAGTTCTTCAAGGTACTTGGTATTTGAACAAAACAGCGCAGCAACAAGAAATAGATTTTTAAATATTGTTAATCCTTATTTAGAATCAATTCAGCAAAGACAGGGATTATATTCCTTTAAAGTTGTAATGGATGAAACAAACAATACACCAGATGTAATCGATAGAAATATATTGAAAGGTGACTTGTATTTACAACCAACTAAAACTGCTGAATTTATCGTATTGGATTTCAACATACTACCAACAGGAGCTAGTTTTCCAGAATAGTAACAAAAATTTAAAAAATATATAATTATATATATAAAGAGGAAGATATACAATGGCAGACTTATTAGATCCAAATGAAATAATGTTTACGGCGTTTGAGCCGAAAATGAAAAACAGATTCATCATGTACGTAGATGGTGTTCCTGCTTATCTTATCAAGGCCGCAAACAGACCGACAATTCAATTCGAAGATGTACCTTTAGATCACATTAACGTAAGAAGACACCTTAAAGGAAAAGGGGATTGGCAAACATTAGAAATTACACTTTTTGATCCTGTAGTACCATCTGCAGCACAAGCAGTAATGGAATGGGTTAGACTTTCACATGAAAGCGTAACAGGTAGAGACGGTTACTCTGATTTCTATAAGAAAGATGTTACTTTCAATATGTTAGGACCTGTTGGAGATAAAGTAGAAGAATGGACATTAAAAGGAGCTTACGTACAATCAGCTGCTTTTGGTGATTTAGATTGGGCATCTAACGATCCTGCTCAAATATCAGTAACGTTACAGTACGATTACGCGATATTACAGTACTAAAATATATAGTTCCGTAGAACATACTAAAGGCCTTCATTTTATGAGGGCTTTTTTTGTTTTTATGCAATATTTTTATTATATTTAATACACTTAGCATATTTATTATATATAAGCACACTTAAACATTTAACATGGATAATACATCTGACAAGCAAATAGCAGAACAACTAAGACAAGAATTTAGACAAGACGAGGTTAAAAAAACAAATTTTCCAACTGAAGTTATAGAATTACCTTCACGAGGATTACTGTACCCTGAGGGACACGTTTTAGCTACTGGTGTTATTGAAATGAAGTACATGACAGCTAAGGAAGAAGATATTTTAACTTCCGCTAATTTAATTAAACAAGGAGTTGTATTAGATAAATTGTTGAAATCATTGATTGTTACACCAGTTAATTACAATGATATCTTAATAGGTGATAAAAATGCTATCATGGTCGCAGCAAGAGTACTAGGATACGGTAAGGATTACAATGCTGAATTAAAATGTCCTAATTGTGATGCAAAGAATGAAATTAATATCGATTTAACTACTATTGAAAATAAAGAAATTGATTTAAATAAAATTACAAAAGGCACAACTGAATTTCATTTTTCATTACCATCTTCAAAAAGAGATGTAACATTTAAAGTGTTAACTCACGGTGATGACCGAGCAATTGAGCAAGAAATTAAATCTTTAAAAAAGACAACTAAACGATCAGGTATAGATCCTACATTATCTACTCGATTGGCTTACACTATCACATCCATAGATGGTAACAGGGACAGAAAAGTTGTTAGAGATTTTGTTGAAAATGAATTATTTGCAATTGACTCCAGAGCCCTAAGAACTTACGCACTCGACGTTACACCAGATATCGATATGTCGTTTTACTTTGAATGTGATTCATGTTCTCACGAAAACGATTCAATGCCAGTACCGATGACAATCGACTTTTTTTGGCCTAGGGCCTAACTATAGGCCCATTCTGCACGATCAATTATTTGATCTAATCTACTACGGTCGAGGTGGCTTTACACACTCTGAAGCTTACAACATGCCTGTATGGTTACGAAAGTACTATATTGGGAAAATTAACGACGCCTTAAAGAAGGAAAATCAAGAAATGAAGAAGGCTCAAACTAAAACAACAAAGCCTAATTTTAGTGGGTTTCCTAAGAAGTAAGAATTACGTTTTCTTATATTTATTATTGTAAAACTATAGGAATAAAGTTATGAACAAAAAAACTCTAACAGAACAACAAAAACAGGTACTCCGTGAATCTTTATTTGATAAACTTATCGGTATGGTATTCAAAGGAGATATCAAAAAAGCCGCTAAAGCTGTAAACAACGATCCTAGAGTAGTTGATGCGATGAAAAAAGCTAAAGACGCTAACGATATAGCTAAAAAATCATTAGAAGATTTTTGCAAAAAGCACGGTTGCTAGGGATAACCAATACTGATGGCTGATAATGACGAAATACGAGATCAGGTTGACTTAACTAAAAAAGCTCTTGAAGCTACAAAAAATATTGCTTCACAGAACAAAGAGATTAATAAACAACAGAAAGAGATAGTCGATGTAACTAAAGAATATTTACAGCTATTAAATGACAGCGAAGGTACGATGGTTGATATAACCCGCGTACAAGAAGTTCAGAATAAGTTAACACTTGTAAAATCTAAACTTGAAGAGATTACCGATGGTCGACTTCAATCTCAAAAAGACAAAATGGCTGATATTGTTCAGCTTATACAAGATTCAGTAACAGCAACTGAAGCAGTACACGACGCACAAAAAGCTACTTTAGATGTATCTAAAGAATACGCTAAGACGATAACAGATGATATAATAGGAGCGATACCCGGTGGAGCAATTCTCGATAAGATGTTTGGAGGTAAGTTATCAGAAGCTCTTATTAGTTCTATAACCGATCATATTCATGATGCATCATTATCAGCTGAAGAGATGGAGAAAAAGACAGAGGGTATTATGAAGAAGTGGGTAGCTGCTGGAGCTGCTATAGGTGCCGTAACCATGTTATTTAATGCAGCATTTGATGCACTACAACAATTAACTTCAGAACAACGTGCATTTCAAGACAATATAGGACTATCAGCAGATCAAGCACTTCGTTTATCTAGAGATACACGTGATACTGTACACAATATGACACAATTCGGTGTTACATTACAAGATGTAACCACAGCTGCATCTGTAATAGCGGAACAATTTGATAAAATACCTAAAGCCTCTGGGGAGTTAGTAACCAATACATTAATGCTAAATAGATTATTGGGTGTATCAGTTAGTGATGCAGCAGCAGTTCAAAGATCATTTATGGAAATGGGGGCTTCATCGAGTGAAGCATTCCAAACAATAGCATTAGCTAAAAATTTAGCAGATGCAGCTGGGGTACCGCTCCCAGCGATAACAAAAGATATAGCTCAAAATGCAGGGGTAGCAGCAACATACTTTAAAGGTTCAAAAGAAGAATTAATTAAATCAGCTGTATATGCTAAACAATTAGGACTGTCTTTAAGTGACGTAGGTAAGATATCAGACAAGATATTGGATATCCAAGGCTCATTAGCTAGTGAAATGCAAGCATCAGTAATGTTAGGTCAAAACTTTAATTTTGACAGAGCTCGTTTACTAGCACTTGAAGGTAATATGAAAGCTGCTACTGAAGATGTGGTACAGCAGATCGCTAAAGGTAGAGATTTCAATAAGTTGAATATGTTGGAAAAACAATCACTTGTTGAACTTACAGGGCTAGAGGCAGACCAGCTTCAAAAAGTTACTGAGCGCCAGCGTATTATTAATAATATGACTGCTACTCAAAAAGCTCAATTACAAGCAGCTGAAGCATCCCTGGATAATCAAAACAAACTTACAGCTGACCGAGTAATACAAGAGGCACAATCTGCAATGAGACAGCAAGAAATGAATGCTACTATGGAGAGTTTAAAATTAAGCTTGCAAGAAGCATTAATACCTTTAGCAGAAGGAATGTTGCCTATAATGCAGGGCTTATCTAGTATTGCAGGTGGAATAGGATCATTCTTTAAAGAATACCCAGCCCTGATTGGCGCTGCTGCAGGTGCATTAACAGTAGTTGCAGGAGCACTAGCAGTAGCTGCAATAGCTGCATCAGGTCTTACTTTAGGTGCAGCAACAATAGCTATGGCAGCAGGAGCAGCGGTAATAGGTGGTTATATGACTGGTATGGGTGTAGGGAGTGTACCGAGTGTAAGTACTGGAGCAGCAGCAACTAATAGAATAGCAGGTATTGAAGCAGCTAATTCCCAACAAAGAATTGAGGTGGTAAATCATAATACTCTTCATATGGACGGGAAACAAATAGCTACTAACACTACAAAACATCAGAATAAGTATAATGACGGTAGCAAAGTAGGTACAGGGAGATAATGGGTATATTAGATCAAAAATCAGACTTAAGTAAGTACAGGAATTTTTATCCTAAAACAGACGTAACTAAACAATCAGGTACTGAGACTATCAGTATAGATCGTAATTTCGGTAGCAAACAACCTTTAGATAGTTTACTGAAGGCAACACCGGGATTATCAGTTAATCCTACAACACCTAAAAAACAAGGAAAGGATGTTGATAATTTATCAGCAACACCAGAAAAGCCCGGAAAAGAAGTAACCAATACAAGTACACAGTTAGGTAGACATACAACATCTAACATACAGTTACAACCCACTACAAAAATATTTGAAAGAGTAGGTAAAACAGTTGATTCATTAGCACCTACACCTGAAAAAACGATTAATATAACTAATCCTGTAACACCAACACCAAGTAAACCAGGTAAGGTTGTTAATTTACTATCCCCGACACCAAATAAACCAGGCAGATCAGTCGATATATTACCACCAACACCAAATAAAACTACTGTAATACCAGGCCTTAATCCTGTAATACCAATAAAACAAGGTGTTAGCGTTAACCCATTAGCAACTGCGCCTGTTAAAACAACACCCACATTAGGTTTAGTTGATTATTTTGACAACTTTAATGCTGGTGGGTTCACATCTAATATAAGCTCTACACAGTATAACATTATAACAGGTACGCCAGGGAATCTTAAATTTAATTCTCCTATATTAAATACACAATTAGGTTTAGTTGATTATTTTGATAATGCACATGCTACTGGATTTACCTCTAATGTAAGTTCAATAGAATTAGGTCAATATAAAACCATAACTGGCCAAATTGGGAATCTACAATTTAATAGTCCGCGCTTAAACACCCAATTAAAGAATTACGAAATATTCAGTTCTGTAGCAAGTGGGTTTACACCCAATATGGGACTGTTAACTACAGATGAAAAATCTCAATTTAAAGGAATTGAAAATGGTAAATTTGATTATCCTAATATTATAGAGGGTGGTAAGAGTAAACGTTTAATGAACGTGCCTAGAACCAATACTAAATTTTCTGGATATGCTGGTATAGGCAGTCTAGACAATCAATTAGGAAATGGGTCACCGTTCACAAGTTTGAGTGGAGCTAATACATCACAGCCAAGCATAGGACCTTTTCTTACTAAAGGAGGTGAAGGAAATTACAATGAAACTTCTCCATATTTTCCAGCTGGAGTTCAAAGTATTGAACGATTAGGAAATAGATACACAATAGGCTCAACACCATTAGATGGTTTATATAACCAATTTTCGTTAAGAGATGAATCGTATAACTCGACACCAATAAAACAGCCCTATATTATTAGGGGCATACAGAGAGCTGGTAAGAGTAAAAATCAAAGATGGGGATTAGGTAATTTTTACGCTTCAGCTGATGCAGGGGAATTACCTAATGGTACAGCAGGGGCTGTTTCATATCTTGAAGCATTGGATGGCGGTTTTATAAGAGGTGGTATTTCAACAGCATTAGATAGGGCTGTACATGATTTAGGGAGAATTGCAAAATTCCAAATATCACCACAAGGTCTGACATTTGCAGCTAAACAATTTGGGTTACAAATGTCAAATCCTGGAGTTGAGCAACCATTAGTTGGTGGGTACCCGGTTCAAACAAGAATGACTCGGATGTGGACACCACTTAATATGTTAGCCAATGTTGCAGGTAATGCATTTGGGTTACACTTTAAACGTCACGGTATATTACCAGTAGGAGAGGGAATCTTCGATTATGAAAAAGTAGTTAAACAACGTAACAATAAAACAGATAATAGAATAATAAAATTAAGGGATGAACTTATAGATCCTAATAATAGTCCTGTTAATAATGCTATAAGTAGTTTTAGGTCTGCACTAGGTATTGAAGGTCAAGAAATACAAACACTTTCAAATACAAATGTTATAAAAGGAGCTCCAGGAATAGCAGGTCCTGGTTCAGTTTACGGTTTAGGTAAAACATCATACCTGAGGGCTGTTAACAGCCAAAAAGATCCTGTAAGAGGGGATTTAAGTGCAAATATAACCCCTGGTTCCGGTATTCCAGCGCCAACACCGACATTACCACCAATACAGTCAGCGCCCATAGGACATTCACTACCAGCATCTAATAACAATAAACTAAAAGATTATGCTGTACTATCATATGGTAAATTAAAAAATGGATCTGATAATTTTAATAACAGAGTAAAGGATTATAATGATTTTAGAGAAGACATAATTGAAGATAAAGATGGTACAACATTTATAGGAAATTTAACAGATAAAAAAGGTGGGTCAGATACCCCTTATTCTACAAATAATTTAGTTAAAAAATTCGGTGTACCCAATTCCGGTAAAACAGGAGTCGATAGATCTAACTTTACAAAATCAACTGGATTAAATGACAAAGTAAATGCATATGATTTTCAAGAAATGAAATTAAGTGATTTAAATACTAAAGCTGAAGAATTAGGGTTTAAAGATTTAATTAAGTTTTGGTTTACAGGTCCTAATATGCTTAGTATGGATTCCGGTAAAGATAAGGTAATGTTATTCAGAGCAACATTAACTGGGTTTACAGATACATTTAACGGGGAATGGTCTTCTAATAAAATGATAGGAAGAGGTGATCCAGTCCATACTTATCAGGGATTTAACAGGAGCGTATCATTCTCATTTAGAGTAGCAGCAACTAGTAGAGATGAAATGAAGCCTATATGGAGGAAGCTAAATTATTTAGCATCTTACACTGCTCCTGATTACACTCCCGGTGGTAGAATGAAATCACCATTTATAAGATTAACTATTGGAGACTTATTTAATAACACACCAGGATTGTTAACATCTGTAACATTTACAGTTCCTGATAATTCACCATGGGAAATTAACCTAGAGGATGACAAGAACATGCAACAGGTACCACATATGGTAGATGTTCAAATATCATTTACACCTGTCCTTGATTACAGACCACAATTACACGGTAGAATGTATTCATTATCTCCTAATGGTAGTGATATAGGTGTAGAAGCTGAAGAAGGTAATTGGTTAGCAGATAATATAGGTCATATTTCGCAAAAAGATTTAGATGATGCTGCAGCCGCAGAAGCTTCTGCAAAGGCTAAGGCTAAGCAAGCTGAACAGAATAGAAAAGCTGAAGAACAGAGAAACAAAAAAGGTACAGCCGAAGTTGTGTTTGAAGCAGATAAAGAAAGAAATAGAAGTAGTAGATTTTACAGGCCATTATAATGGGTAGATACGATAATACAAATATAAAACGAGACTTAGATACTAAACGAAGAATGTTTGTTACTACACTTTATCCTAAAATTCAACAGGATGGATCAGACATTTATATTACTAGTAGAGAAGGAGATAGGTTAGATAGTTTAGCTTTCGATTATTACGGTAATGTAGAGTTGTGGTGGATTATTGCTCAAGCAAATGCAATTGGTAAAGGCACATTATGCATTGATGCTGGGCTCCAACTAAGAATACCTCAAAATGTTGATGGTATAATCCAAGATTATAATGATTTAAATAAAACTAGGTAACCTATGGCTAAAAATCCATTTTATAGCGAAGTTAGTGGTTTTGTACAAACTGAACTTGTAAATCGAGCAGGTCATTATGGTAAGTATCATAAAAATCTTGAAGATTTAAATTTTGCTCATCAAAAACAGCCTTACCTTGAAGTACATGGGTTAGATAGTAGTGGTGCACCTACAACAGGTATAACAATATTTACAGGAGGTTTTATTGATACTTATGCATCCAATGACAGGTACTTACCAAAACCTATTTTAACAAAATGTTCAATATCTAATTTAGGTAGATACGGTTCAACAAGAAAAGCTCAAGTTGATTTTACTGTATTTACTCGACCTGATTTAGATAGACTTAACGATATATTCTTTATACCAGGAGCGTGGATTCAAGTTAAATATGGATGGACGGGATACACTGGAGTAGATGCTAAAAACGGAAAATTAATCGGTAGAGTATATAATTTTAGTTTTAGCTTAAGGGAAGAAGATGGTGGGTACAACTGTAATTTCGAAATAGTTGGGGAAGGATATTTTCCAGCCAGTACAGATGTAAACTCTAAGTCTACAACTACGTTTACTCCCGGTGCAGACGGTAATCCTCCTTTACTTGAGACTGGTGCAATAGGTAGACTAAGAAAAGATATACAAGAATTTAAAGAAGGTAGAGATAAAGACGATGTTAATAGTGGTCGTACTCGCTGGGGAGCACAAGAGGAGGGTAGTAAAGATAATTTCTGGGAACCCACCTCACCAAATGATACAACCACTGTAATATTAGCAGGATCAGAGGGCATGACAAAAACTATTGACGATAATGATCAAGACTCTACATCTTTGAAAGGTAATTTAGTAACCCCTACTGATGATACAAAAAATTTACTTGCGGCTGTTCAATTTATTGCTCAATCAGATAAAGATAAATCTGAAGATACATATCAAGATCAGTTAGAGGTGAAAAGAGGAGAAGGAGAAGACTCGATAGGGATTGACGGACTGTTATGGGAGAGTGAATGGACATATTATGTTAACTTACATTATATAGTAGATATATTAATTAATAATATTATTCGTGAATCTACAAATACAGAAATTTTAACTGGTAATAAATTTTATTATAAATGTGATGATTTATGTAGTAAAACTCAAATGACACCTAATTTTGTAGCACCTGATCCCTCAAAAGTAATGTTGCTAGGATCAGGTGGAAATTATGGTGAAGAAATAAACTTGAATAGTGATCAACCTTTTGCAAACTTTAACTGGGGGAACTTTGGGAATACATTAATATGCTCATTAAGTCGCGTTTTTATTAACGTAGAGACAGTATATGAAATTTTAGATAATCACAAAAAAGAAAATCCATTCCAAGCACACGTATTTTTAAACGAACTATTCAAAGAAATATCATTTAATACAGGAGGTGCAATACAGCCTATGTTAATGATACCTGATGATAAAGATGCAGACGGTAAACAAAAAAATTATATAGAAGTACGAGATGGAAATTATGTACAAGCAGAAGATAAAGATGGTAATCCAAAATCTATTTCACCGTATGTGTTTCAAGCATTTAATGTAAATTCTGTATTACGTAATATATCAATGGAATCTACATTACCTGATAAAATGGCAACAGCACTATTTGTTGGAGGTGCAAAATCCATGACAGGTGTTAGCCAGGAAATACAAAATTTTTATACAGGAGGAGCTCCTGTACAGGTACCTAGTAACACCAGTACAAATACTATTACGGATGAACAAGCTGCATCTATTGAAGGATGGAAGATAGGATGGACTGTATTTAAAAGTGCATCACCACCCAGCATTAATCAAATAGTATTTTATGATACTTCTCAACAAGCTCAGCAAGCTAATGATGGAGAGGTAAGTGGAGTTAGAAAATTATATTATAAAAGTACCAGTGTATATTGGTATATAGATGCAAAAACATATATCTCTCAGGATGTAAAATCATTAGGAACTGCTGTTGGTAATGCTAAAGTTATATACGAACAGGACAAGCAAACAGGAAGAACACGATATGAAGCAGTATCTAAAGGTAGTATAGACGCTATTAAAACTCTAATAAACGGGTATGGCCCGGTACCATATATTACTGATTCTACTGTACAAGCTATTAAACAGTATTCACAA